TCACGCGGCTTGCTGATCATTGGGAAGCGATTTTTTCCGCCGAGACTGCCGGCCCCCCTCGCTTGAATTCGGAACCGGGGGAAGGTTTGAAATAGGGCGCGTCTCTGCCCACTCCCGCACCTCTCGCAGCAGCCATGCCACGCGACGATCGGAGGTTTGCCGCGGCTTCGGGAATTCGCCGGACTTGATCAGCGCGTCGATGGTGTTGTCGGACAGAGCGGTAATTGCCGGCAGCGCCTCGCGGGCCAGGAACAGCGGTTCAGCGTTCGTGGTGAGGACTTTTCTTCGGCTTGCGGGGGGCATTAGTCTGCTCCTTTTCGATCTTCGCCTTTCGGGGGTTGCATCGGGTAACCGTTGTGCTCAATGCCATCGAGGAGACGGCCGGCCTTCTTCTTCCCAACTTTGTGCATGATCGTTACCGGGAAGGAGTCGGTGTCACGCGCCTTTGCCATGTCAGCGCCGCACTTCATTTCCTTGCCGTGACGATCCAGGCAGATGCCGCCGCTTACCCAAGACGATGCCTTGTTGACCCACTGGTCGAAACTCTCGAACTGGCGGAACACGGGAGTTCCATCGCTCCGTTGGTAGGCCGTCTCCCACTCGCCCCACTGCTTGAAGAAGAAGGGAACGCCGGCATCGGCGCACTGGTCGCGGATGTCGCGCGCCCACTGCGGGTGCATCGGGCGGGAGCCGGGGCCGGACTCGCCGCCGACGATGACCCAGTCAAGACGGGGCCGTTGATCGACAACAGCCGGCAGGGAGTCAAGCCAGAACGAGATTTGAACAGGCCCCAGCAGCGGCTCCATGCTCAGGAAACGCACCGCAGCCGGCGTCTTGAGAAGCTTCGGAATGTCCCGGTCGGCTTCTTCCTGATTCACAACGGTGATTCCAAGCCAGACATTCGGCCAAGGCCACTTAGGCGGCTCTTTGTTCGTCCGAATGAACATGGCTTTGAGCGCGCCCATCACTGCCCGCTCGACGTTGCCAATCCGCTTCGTGACAAGCAGCCAGTTCAGGTAGGGCGTTTGGTCGATGAGCTCAAACAGATCGGCGCGCCATTCGTAGGGCACCTCGTTGTCAGCCCAGTCGGCAAGGCTGGCGCAGAACACGTTGTATCGCACGCCAAGGCGTTCGGCCTCGGCATTCCAGCGCAGCGGCAGCAACCAGGTGCCAGGCGAGGTGCGCTTGCGCGGCTGGCCGGCGCCCCACTTGGCGACTTTCAGGCGCTTGTCAAAACCGGCTTCGGCGTAGCAGTGGTCGCAGCCCGGCCCGACCTTCGTGCAGCCGATCCACGGATTGAACGTGAAACCCTTTTCGCCGTTCTGTCCACGCGTCCATTCGATTTTCGTCTCAGCCATTGCAACCCCCGCCTTTCGGGGGTTGCATCGGGCCTTTCATGAACACCAGCCAGTGGGTCATGTGGCCACGGCCGGAAACCTGCCCGAAGATTGGGTTTTCGTCGGTGAGGGCAAGCACCTCGCTGACCTTCACCTGGGTCTCATTCCACTTGAAGACCAGCACGCCATCAGGCGCTAGCACGCGGAAGCACTCGGCAAAGCCTTGGCGGATGTCTTCGCGCATGTCCCGTGCCTTTTTTGCCGATTCCGGGGTGTCGCTCATTGCAACCACGCCGCAGGCTGCGAGGCGGACGCGCTCTACTTCAAGCTCGGCCTTCACCGCCTCCAGCTGCTCGCCAAGCGCCCGATTCGCCGCAGCCAGCAGCGCCGGATCGGGCGGCGGCAGTTCGTAGTCCTCGGGGGCGAGGTAAGTCAGTTCCGGGGCCGTCCAGTCAATCGGCTCGGCTGCCGGCGCATCTGCCTGCGCCCCAGGTGTCAGGACGCGTTCCTGGGGCTCTGCATCAGCGATCAACTCGACGACATTCATGTCGCCGACTTCCACCACCGGCTTCTCAGCCTGCAAGACGATCAGGCTGTAGAACGGCACGCCACCGGCGCGCGCCTTCGCCTCGATCAGGCCAAGGCCGTTCAGCTCCTTCAGCAGCTTCTCGGCCGCCTTGATCTGGCTCTTGTTGGGCTTCGCGGTGCCGTTGAGTTCGCGCGCCACATCGGTGGTGCTCATCGCATCCTTCGCGCGCAGCAGCAGTTCATGGGCGGCGTTGATCGGCTGGGTTTCGGTGTTCGTGTTCATGGTCTTTTCCATTTCCTGTTTGCGCCACTCGGAGCGAGTCGCTTCTATTGCGGCGTCGATCTCGGATGGCCGCATGGTCTTCATGTGTGCGACGTGCGCTTCAAACTCCAGACGGGCCGCCATAACCAGGTACTCGCCGAGATCCTGGTCCGCTGCAATCGCATCCCGGATGGCCTGCAGCGCTGTGCTTGGAAGCCCGGGGGCAATTCGAGATAGGCAGTCGATCCAGCCATTCAGGGCCGGCACGACCTCCACCCATTCGCCGTACTTCTCGTTCATGTAGCCGGCGGGCATGTGCATCATTGCTTTGCCGTCAATCTCGGTCAGGCCGTCCTGCATCAGATCGTCGAAGAACTGGCGCATTGCCGTGGCGCTGGTGTTCGTTCTGTCGCGCTGCTCGAGGGTCAGAACGAATCTCTGCGCCGCGTGGGCCAGCATCAGGTAGATGTGCTCGGGAGCCATGAACAGATGCCGGGTGGCCGCGGGCTTGGGGTCTTCAATGCCAAGGGCGGCCGTGAGCACGTCGGGGATCGGACGCTTACGAAGGCTCATACCGGCGTGCCCATGCTGTCGCACGGCCAGCTTGCGATTGCCGGGATTTCCGGGAGCTGGTCGTACTTGGTGATGGCCCAGGTGATCGCGTAGCAGGCCCACAGGAAATGGAGCGTCCAGTCGGATAAGTTGTGATCCCACAGCTCCTCGAACTTCAGGCCGCTTTCTTCGTGGCTAAAGTCGCTGGCCGCCCGGTAGCCTTCGTGCTCCAGATCGTCACAGCTGAAAATCTCGTCCTCGATCTGCTCCCACGCTTCCGCTTTCATCGCCTCGAAGGCGGCGCGCTTGTCTTCGGGTTCGTCTTCGTCCGGGGCCATGTCGGCAAAGTGATCGTTGAAGCGCTCCGTGATGACGGCCTTGAATTTGTCGTCTGACCATTCCTCTGCGCCGTGCTTGACGTGGCGGCCGTTGCAGCTAGTCGCCTCCAGCTTTTCCGACCAATAGCTCGGGTTGATATACCCGAAGCGGCGGCCCGGCTTCTGCCGGAAGAAATCAAACATGTCCCGCAGCCGGGTGAAGGTGTAGGAGCCCATATCGCCGGTATAAACGAGGTAGCCGGGGAACGTGACGATGTGGAAGTGCATGTCCGACGTGCCCGGGCGCTTCCCGGTGATGTGGCGATACACGCCGTCGTCGCGGTGAACAATCAGTTCGTGCCGCGCAATGTCGCGCATGAAGCGCGGAAGGGGGCAGGCGCTGGATTCCATCATTTCACCTCCCGCGCTTTGAGCATGGCGTCGGCCATCTCATATGACCTTTTGCAGATTCCTTCGTCACCAAGCCCCCAAGAATCTGGATGAGCACAAATCCCCTGCATCGCCTTGGCCGCGAAGTAGTCGCGAAGGGTCATGCCTTCGTGCGTGATGCTCGCCGCTTCGTTCGGCGTACCGTCCTCGGCCAGCACGGTGACGCGAGTCATCGGGAAAGCCGGCCCGCCGTTGTTGATCTCGGACATCACGCAGCCTCCTTGATCTCGCCGGCGACGCCGTTCTCAACCCAAACCGGCTGGATCGTCTCCGGGAGGCCAGACGGCAGGCTCTTGAGGGTGCCCGACACGATGGCGCTGTCGATCACGCCTTCGACGGCCATGCCGTCGAGCCAGTAAATCGCGTCCTCACGGCCCTGGGCGTCGAGCATGTCGAAGCGATCGAGCATCAGGAACTTGGTGCCGGACAGGTGGGAGATAGCCGCCGCGATCATCGCATCGGCGCGCCACTGCTCGGACTCGGACAGCAGGCGGTAGGGGCGCTCGTGCAGGCCGGTGCGGATCTCCATGTCGGTGGTGATCTCGATGCGCTCCCATTGGGAAAGCTCGGCGTGGTAGATCAGACTGTCGTTGATCGGCTTCAGCGCGGCGGCCAGCAGTTCGGACGGGATGCCGCTGGGCGAGAGCGCGTCGGCAATCTCCAGCCAGGCCAGCACGTCGGCGTGGTGGCCGGCGGCCTTGCGGGTGAGCTCGTCGGCGTCGTGGGCGGCCTTGTTGGCGGCGCACATGGACTGCAGGGTGTCGTTTCGCGCCTTGCGGTCGGCTTTCAGTTCGGTCAGCTTGGCCTCTGCGGCTTCGGTGTAGCCGGGCTTGGTGTTCGCCAAGATCTTCTCGGCTTCCTCCATCTCGGCGGCCGCGGCTTCGGCGAAGGCGATGTCACGCTTGTCGTTGGTCACCGACCGGGTGAAAAGGTCGACCGCATCCTGCTGTTGCTTGCGCTGCGTTTCCACTTCCTCCGATACGGCGCCGTGCTCGGGCAGCTTGTATTCCACGAGCTCGCCATCGGCGCCGATCATCAGGGCCACGCCGCAGCACGGGCAGCCCAGGTGCTTCTGGTGCTTCCCGCCCGGCGGCGGAAGGGCGGCCAGCTTTGCCGTCCACTCGGCGAGGTCGTTCTCGTCCCGGGTCAGCTTCTCGCGCAGGGAAGGGAGCCGGGCGGACTTCTGGCGGAGCTCGCCCACACGCGCCTCGGCGTCGGCACGTTGCTTGGCAGCGGCGCGGAGCTCGCCGATCAGTTGGTTCGTCGCCTCGATCTCGGCATCCGTCTCGGCCAGCAGGTTCTCGGCCGCCTTCACGGCCTCCACGCCATAGGTTTCGGGGGGCTTGGGCGCAACCCAGCCGGCGGACTTGTCCTTGCCCCAGGTTTCGCCGCCGGTGATCGTCTTCCAGGACGCCTTGGCGTCGCGGGCCTTGCCTTGGGCGGACTTCTCGGCAGCCGGGAAGCCAGCGCGAAGATCGGCGGCGATCTCGTCGGCCTTGGCGGCGTCGCAGCCGCGGGCCTTGAGCTCGGCGAGCACGGCAGCGCCGCTTGCGGAAACCTTCATCAGGCCGAACAGGAAGCTACGGCGCTCTTCGGCGGTCATGCGGGCGAAGCGCTGGGCGTCGAGCACGAACGGCAGGGCGCTGTCGTCGCTGTGGTTGCCCTTGCCGCTGGGCAGCACGATCGAGAAGGCACCGGCGTCCGTGGTGATCTCGGCGAAGCCTTGCTTCGCGCCTTCGGTCAGCAGCGCGCCGAAATCCTTCTTCAGCGACACGCGGGCTGGGTCACCGCCCAGGGCGTGCCGGACGGCCTCCTGCAGGCTGGACTTTCCTGCGCCGTTCTGGCCGGCGAAGAAAGCCACCGGCCGGGTGATCGGAAGTTCAACGGCGGTGGCGCCGAGGTAGCCCTGGATGGAGATGTGGGTGATTTTCATTTCAAGCCTCGGGGTGCTCAAATTTGATGTGCGAGGGGCAGGCGGTCAGAACGGTGCCGTCATCCAGTTCAACGATCCCGACCGTGTTGGCCAGGGTCGGCTCACCAGATGCTTCGAAGAGCTCGTCGCCCCACCGGTGGAAAACGCCGTTTCTCGTTTCGTAGTGGCCAGCAACCTGCGGGGTGGCTGGAACCCAGACCTTCACGGTGACGGCTCTCATTGCTGCGCGCCCTTGATGGCGAAATACACGTCGCGGCAGGCCAGCACGTCGGCGATCGCGCTGTGCGCGTTCTGCAGTTCCTTGCCGGTGAAGTGGCGGTAGGCCTCGCTGAGGTTGGGCGTCTTGAACTTGTTGAAGCCGGCCTTGACCATCTTCGCGGTCGGCGGGATCTGGCAGATCGGCGTGGCCATGATCGCCGTGCACTCGGCCGCGCCGCCCTTCCAGATGTCGGCGGCCTGCTCGTCCATGTGGCGCATCAGCGCGATGCGGAGAATCCGGGCGTCGAATTGCTGGTTGTGCGCCACGCGGTTACGGCCCGACCACAGTTCCATGAACATCGACACGGCCATGCTTTCGGGGATACCCACATCCGCGGCGTGCTCGGTCGTGATGCCGTGCACCCGAGAAGCCTCCTCCGGGATCGTCCAGCCATCCGGGCGGATGATCACGTCCATGCTCTGGATGGTTTCCCGGGTGTCCACGTCGACCAGCAGGGCGGCCAGCTGGACGATGTGGGGCTGGTGTTCAGCTTCGGAGGGTGCCTTGAAATCAGGCAGGCCGGTGGTTTCGGTGTCGTAGAAGAGAGCGAGATTCATGATTGCCTCGGGGCGTGAAGGGTTCGCGTGCCGCCCGGCGCGGCAGCCGGGCGGGTGCTGCAGGTGACGGGGATTACGGCTTGCCGGCGACCACCGGGAAGCCGGTTTCTTCCTTGATGCGGGTGAGTTCGTCCTTCACCGCGTTCTTGAACACGCGATCCGGGCGGATCAGCTCGTACCAGAAGGAAACCTTGCCTTCCTTCTCGCGGTACTTGAGGCGCACCTCGAGGGGGTAAGCATCGGTCGAGCCGTCGAAGACCGGCAGGCCCAGCGTGAAGCGCTGGAAGAATTCCATGCTGGTGCGGGTTTCCTTGTCTTCGTCTTCGACAAACTCGAAGCGCACGCCGCCGTTCTGCAGGTTGATCTTGCTGCGCAGGCGCTTCTCGGAGTTGGCCTCGAAGCCCAGCGCCATCTGCAGAATGTCGGCACCGGTGGGCATGTTCGGGACGGTGGCGATGTCGGCCAGGTTGTCCTCAAGCCAGGTGGCGAAATCGGCCTGGGAGAAGACGGCCTTGTTCTTGCCGATCCAGCGGCCCCACTCGACGGCCTGTTCGGGCTCGAACTGGCAACGGTGATCGCGCCACTGCGTATTGCTGACATCCGTCCCGTGGTCATCGAGAACGGCCACCAGGTTGAACTTGCTGGCCTCGGCGTCGATGTCGGCGTAGATCACGGTGAGGCCGTCCTGGCCGTGCTTCTGGGTGTAGAAAATGAAACTGCCGGTGTCGGTGGTCGTAACCTTGGAGCGCTTGCGGATGGGGTGCGGCATCATGTCTTCCACGCCCTTGATCCGATAGTTGTCCGGCACGGTGACGAAGGGAATGCCCTTCTCCTGCATGATGAAAGGGGTGACGGAGGCGGCGCCGGCCTCGAGGATCGTCTTCACGTTGTCGATGGTTTCCATGTTGCGAGTTCCTGTTTTGTGGTTGTGGAAAGGGGGTCAGGCGGTCTTGAGCTGGCGCGCCGGCTCGGCGGGCGTGGTCTTGAGTTCGCGGGCCGGTTCGGCGGTGACCTGGCGGAGTTCGAGCTTGGTCTGGCGGGGGTCTTCGGCCATCAGGTTGCCCTCGGGGGTGGCCCACAGCAGGGACTCGGGCGGCAGGCCCTTCGGCTTCGTGATCGAGCATTCGGCCTTGACGGCGAGGGCGCCGGCGGTGGAGGGCTTCACGGCGATCTTGAGCGTCAGCGTGCCGGCCTTCTGGTGGCTGGTGACGGCGCTGATCAGTTCGTTGAACTTGGCGCCGGCGGCATCCATGATCGGCACCAGGTCGCCGGCCTCGGTTTCGACGCGGACGTACTGGATGTTCTCGTTGAGCGGCTTGGACATGATGGTTTGCTCTTTCGTGGTGGGTGATGAGTGGCCGGCGGCCAGCGCCGGCCGGTGGGATTACTCGATGCCGCCCAGCGATTGCCGGGGGCGGCGGGTCGGCGCGGCGGGCTTGGGTTCCGGCTCCGGGAACAGGCCCGGGTCGCCGGCCTCGGCCTGCTCGCGTCGGGCGATCTCGGCAAGTTCCTCATGGGATGGCGTCCATTCGCCGGCAACTGCGGCCGGCGCGGGCTGGGCGGCCTGCTGGCGCACAGGTTCGGGCTCGGCCTGCCGGTTCTGCTGGGGGATGGGTTCGGCGGCGGGCTGGTGGGCGATCTGGGCCGGAGCGGAATCAAGGATCTCGCCGGTTTCCTGATCGACGTTCGCCGGAGCCTCCTGGGCCACGTCGAAGGCAATTTCTTCCAGCGGTGCGGCGGCGGCCACGGCGTTGCCGTCGATGGCGTTGGCGAAAGCCAGGGATTCGATGCTGATGGGCAGGTACTTGAACAGGCGGCGCAGGACGGTCTTGCGGCCCATCTCGACGTAGTTGTCGGCCCACGGCCCGGTGATGATCGGGCGGCCCTGGTTGTCCTTCTTGGCGCGGTTCTTTTCGGCGGCCTTGTCGCGGATGTGATTGACCTCATCCACGCTCATGAACTCGAACGAGTAGCCGCCGCCCTGCAGTTTGGCAACCGCGTAGAAGCCGATCACGGCGCCGCGGTTCTTCAGCGCCGGCCGGTGGACCAGTTCTTCCTCCAGGCCGTAGGCGAAGCGGAATTCGTCGCCGTCGCACACCTCGTGGGCGGCGATGCTGACGATCTGGCCGGAGCGGCGGGCCAGATCGAGCATGCCCTTGTAGCCGATAATGACCTGCACCTGCACTTCAACCGTGACCCACTGGCCATCGCGCTTCTCGCGCTTTTCGAAGGGAAGCAGGTAGGCGTGACCCAGCGGGGTGTTCGGCTCGAGGCCCAGCTGGGCGCAGGTAACCACGGCGCCCAGCAGGGAGGACAGGCTTGCGCCGGCGAGCTTGGGGGTGGTGCGCAGGGCGCCCAGTGCCAGCTTCAGCATGCGCTCGCTGTCGAAGTGCTTCGGAAGCAGGGCTTCCAACGTGCCGCGGTTGGCCTCGAAGAACTTCTTGACGGTGGCGCTGCCCACCTCGGTGGCCGTCTTGCGCGAGGCTTCGGCCATCTCGCGGCCGGTCATGGTGGTGGCGACGGCGCGGAGTTGTGCGGCGGCGGCGGGGGTGCTCATGGCGTGGATCTCCAGTAGGGTGAGGGATTACTTAATGAGGAAGGGACGGGCGCCCGGCTTCGTGCTGGTGAAGCCGGCGATGTGCCCGGACTCCGGCGCCAGATCGAGGTAGGCGGATTTCCAGTCCGTCACCACGCTGTCTTTGTTAGCCTTCCAGGTGGCGATGGGCTTTCCGTTTGGACCAAGCAGAAGTGATGCGGCGGTGCCCATGCGTGCTTTGACTTGGGTGCCAACCAACTCGATTTGGCTTTCCAGCCTTTTGGCGTCTGCCTTCAACAGCTTCAGGTTCTGGTATGCCGCAAACAACTCATCGTCGGCCTCGATAGTTGTTCCGTCGTCCTTCGGATACAGCCACTTCACGTCCGCGGGGGTTTCCGGGTCGGGGGCGTTGCCGGATTGGATGCGCTCCCAGAACTCAATCTCCCGGGCGCGGATCGCCGCAATCGTCTCGTCGTCGCGATCGACCCAGCGGATCATTGGGCGCTCGTCAAAGCCGGTGACCGCAGCCACCACGGCGCGGCGGCGCGGCTGGATCATCAAGCCGTGCTGCACCTGGGCGAGGTAGTAGATGGGTACCTCGTTGCTGTCGTACTCGCCCCAGGCGCCGGCCGCGAAATAGCCGGCGGTCTTCATCTCGCCGTTCACCGGTTCGCCATCGACGATCAGCTCGGCGTCGATCTCGGCCGCCAGGAACGGCAGTTCGGGGTCTTGGTAGCGCTGATTGACGGCGACCACTTCCACGTCGTGGCCGCGGTCGGTGAGTTCGTCCACCATCATCTCGAGGATGATCGGCTCCCAGCGGGCGCCGCGGGCCAGGATGCGACGCTTGGCCGGCGTGAGTTCTTCGACGTAGGCGCCGGTCTTCTTCTGGAACAGCATGAAAGGCGTGGTCCAGGGCGACACGCCGAGGATGGGGGCAACGTCGCTGCCGCCGATGTAGGTGGCGCGATCCAGCGCGCCGACGGGGATGGGGGCATTCATTTCGCGGTTCCTTCCGTATTGATGGGGGTTCCCCAGATCTCGATCTGCTCGTCTTGGCGGGCGCTGTAGAACTCACAGAGGCGTGCCCAGCCCGCTTTTTCAAGCACACGTTTTTGTGCGTGGTTGCGCGCCACAACCGTGCAAATCGCGTAGTCGTAGGCAAGGTCTTTCAGCACGCGGGCCTGTTCCATCTTTGCGAGGTGGGCAAGTCCTTGACCGCGGGCCGTCGGCGTCACGAAAAAGCCGTGGCAGATGGCGACCTGGCATTGGCTGGGCAGGCTGTCGATCTCGAAGGCAGCAGGGCCGTAGGCGTAGCGGGTCATTTCCGAATCCCCGCGGCAGAGGGGGGAGCAGGGCGACCAAGGGCAGCCCAGGTGGCGCTGCTCAGTTCCTTGCGCGCCTTTTCGATCTTCTTGGCGTGCTGCGGCACCAGCATTTCCAGCGCTTCGAGCATCCCCGCAGCCTTGCCGGCGGCGGTAATCAGGTCGGCAACTTGGGACGCGGTGACCATCACAGCCTCCCTTCAGCGGTTTCGCCAAAATTGGCGATGTCGATCACGTTGCGGCGGACCTTGGCCATATCGCCGGCGTCAAGCGCTTTGCGACCTTCGGCTACGAAGTCGGCGATGTCGGTGAAGAAGTCGTGCAGCCACTGATTCGGGTCTTCGGGGTGATCCGGGTCGCGCGGGTCGGGGTGGCGCGTCAGCCGCTGGAGGTGCTGTCTGGCGGCGGCAGTTTGGGCGCGGAGATCGGCTTCCTCGTGGCCGCGGAGGCGAGCGGCGACAGGCATCACTCAGCCCTCGCCAGCATCCGGTGAGCGGCGACCTGCTCGGCATCGCGGCAGTCCATAGAGGCAACGCGCAAGCGTTGCAGCTCAAGGGTGGCGCGCTTCACCTCGACCCGCAGAGCGTCGTTCTCGCGCTCCACGTCGAGGACGTAATCCGGCGTCGAGGCGATGCCGAGAAGGACGATCACGCAAAGCGCCATAACGGCGTAACGCAACTTCATGACTTGCTCCCGTGTTTGTTCGATGGAGCAATCATAGGATTGCCTATCAATGATGTCAATAGGCATTCCTATGGATAAGAAGATTTTTGTGAAAGATGAAAAAAATCCCGCGCGCGGCGGGATCAGAAACGACAAAGCCGCCCATAGGCGGCTTAATCAGGTGCTAGAAATTTTCGACTTACCGGCTCTTCATGGCGCGACAGGAGCGGCGCTCTTCTGCGTCTTTGGTTTTTCCGTCGGCGACGGTCTGCCATTGCATGTTGCTGTGGTGGTCGGCGCCGCCGGCGCAAAGAGGGGTGATGTGATCGACGACGTAGCCTGGGCATGCCAGATGTGGCTTGGTCGATCCGGTATAGGGGCAGGGGGTGGTACGGACAAACTCGGCGCGGGCGGCAGGACTTCGCGGGGCCGCTGTTGCGGCGCTGAGCGATACCAGCACAAGACAAGCGGCGGCGTAGCGATTCTCCATTACGATTTGTTGGCAAAGAACCAAACCGCCGCGGCAGCCGCTGCGATCCATCCCGCCGTGGTGCCAAACACCCCTCCGACAACGGCCCCAAGTACCAGACATGCTGCCAGCGGCAAGGTGTACTGCGCAAAAAGCGACAGGGAAAGCAGCAAGGCTACGCCAGCGATGAGGCCAAAAATCCCAAGGTAGCCGCTGGAGTTGCCGCTTTCTATGTCGGACGGATCTGCGCCAGCCACGGTTCCGGCAGCAAACGATGCGGCGATGGGGGCTAACAGTAGAAGCAGTCCGGTTAGTCTCTTCACAAAACGATTAAGCACGACCATTGTCTTCTGGTTCCGGCTCTGCGGCCATCGCCTTAGCAGCCGCCATGATCGACCGGCGCTTGCCGGCAGAATCTAGAGCTCTGAAAACGGCCAGCCACTCGGCCTCTTCGGCATCAGCGGACGTTTCCGGGTCGCCCTGGCCGGTCATGATCCACCACGGGTTGGCTCGAAGAACCTCGCAAATACGGAGCAGGTTTATTGCGCTTGGGCTCTTAGTCTCTCCGTTCTCGATATCCGACATGCTTGGCTGCTTGATGTCGATGGCTCTCGCCAGCTCTGAAATCGTCATTCCCCGAAGCTCCCGTATGTGCTGGATGCGCCCGCCAATGTTTGCGGGATCAAGTAACTCTAGCCCCATGTTGTGCTCCTGAAAATACGCTGAAAGTTATAGGTATGCCGATTGAGAGTGTGCCGAGGTGAGGCATAGGTATGCCCTTGACTGAATCCATAGGATTGCCTATGATTTGTCCATGAACTGGCAAAAACTCATCTCCGACATTCAGGCCGCTGGGTATTCCCAAGGCTGGATTGCATCTGAGCTTGGCATCAAGCAGCCGTCCGTCTCCGACATCGCCAACGGCAACACCAAAGAGCCAAAGTGGAAAGTTGGTGACGGGTTGAAGAGGCTTCACCGCCGCGTGATGCGCTCCGCCAAGAAGGCCGCCTGACCATGATGCTCAACCCGAAATCCGCGAGTCTTGATGCTCTGTCCCGTCATCTGCGTACGGGGCAACGCTATTCCAAAAATCCCGGAAAGCGTCCAGTGATTCGTCGGGCACTTGCCGCGCAAGCAGCAGAGCGTAGGTTTCTTCGCCTTCCGATTTCATGGCGCGCAGCAGCTCGCCGGGTGCTGGGTGCGATGTGATGAGCGCTCGCAAGATTGACTGCACTGCGAAGGCCATTCCTGCGTTGGCTGAATGGAATTTTTTTAAGTCGACGTCGTTCATGGTGCGCTCCTGCGGTGGGGAATGAGATGTGTGAGAACTCCCATTCTATCTGCATGGAGCGCGCCGCCAATTTTTCTCCCTCCGCCCCCTCATCGGGGCTTTCACCCCTCCGGCCTTCGGGCTGGAGGGATTTTTTTACCCCTTTCAGCTGTTGAGCGGAGCGCTCGATGACCACCAATATCTCCCCTTCATTCAGCCGCAGCGGCCGCTCCGGGGCCAGCGGGAAAAACATCGTTCGAGTTGGCACGGATGTGTCCGAGTCGCTGCTGTGTGACCTGAACGACGCTGTGGAGCTTTTCCGCGTGAACACCCCGACGGCTGCCCGCGCGGAGGTGTTGCGGATGATCCTCGAGGAGGATCTGAACGGCTGCATCGCATCGCTGGCGCAGTCCTTCCCGGCGGCGAAGAACATGGGCCTGGATGCGCTCGAAAGGACGCTGGCCACGCTGGCCGGGCAGTCGCTTGAGGAATACAGGCGGGCGGTGATGTTGAAGCACATTTTTGGCCGTCTCCATGTGATTGAAGAGATGGTCGTCCCCGAACCCCATTTGAGCAACGGCCAGAATCGCGCCGAGGACGGTCCGATTCCGGTGAGGGATCGGTGATGTTGCCCTCCGAATCTTCCCGTGACCCCACGGAGCACGGCGCCGAGTTCCTGCCCGGTGTCCAGTTCGACCAGATCGAGCACATTGACGCGCCGGAGGCCGGCGACACGATCAGCCGGCTCGCCAGGTTGCACGCCGAAGCCCGAATGAGCGAGCGGGCCCAGGCGCTCGAGTTGATCCGCGAGCGGGACGAGACGCCGCTGCGCTATCGCGACGCACCGTGTCAGCGCGCCGAGCGCGTCGGCCTGGCCGTCGTCGGCGGGTATCTCTTGGGCGGTCTCGCGGCTGTCCTTGGGGCGCTGTGGGTCGCCGGGTTTTCGATCGACGTGCTGCTGAAGATGGCGGGGGTGCGGTGATGTCGCTCGACCATGGTGAGCTGAACGTTCTGAATCGGACGAAGAACATCGACCGCGATCTTGACCGGTACTTCTGCACCATCCGGGAGCAGAACCGAGAAGACGCCAAGCGCAAGGCTGCGGATACGAAGGCGCTCCGAGAGCGGGCAAAGCGCCTCGTGGAAGAGCGCGGGGAGGAGCTTGCAGCAATCGCCGTCCGCGCCGGCGTGAACACACGAGCGGGCGCGCTGAAGAAACTGCGCAGCGATGCCCACTGGGAGCCCGAGAAGGTCATCGGGATGGTGCGCGCGCTCGACAGCATCGGGGTGAAATCATGACGACGACACAACTTCGCCTTCTCCTCGACGACAAGCTGATCGTCGACCTGTTCGCCGGCGGTGGCGGAATGTCCGTCGCCTTCGAACGCGCCTTCGGTCGTAGCCCGGACATCGCCATCAACCACAACGACGACGCGCTCTCGATGCACCGCATGAACCACCCGCAGACTCGGCACTTCATCGCCGACGTTTACGAGGTTTGCCCGCGCGGCGCCACGCAGGGCCGCCCGGTCGGCTGGCTCCATCTCTCTCCGGACTGCACGCACCATTCACAGGCCTCGGGCGGACAACCCCGCAGCAAGAAGATTCGCGGGCTGGCGTGGGTCGGCTACCGCTGGGCCGGTCAGGTGCTGCCGGACGTGATCAGCCTCGAGAACGTCAAGCAGATCCTGAAATGGGGGCCGCTGATCGCCAAGCGCTGCAAGCTGACCGGCCGAGTCGTGAGGCTGGACGGCACCATCGCCGCGCCCGGCGAGCGCGTCCCCGTGCAGCTTCAATACCTCGTTCCCGATCCGAAGCGCGAAGGCCAGACCTGGCGCCGATTCGTCGCTGCGCTGGAGAGCCTGGGCTACGTCGTCGAATGGCGCACGCTGATTGCCGCTGACCTCGGCGGCCACACGACCCGCGAGCGCTTGTTCATGATCGCCCGGCGTGACGGACGCCCGATCGCATGGCCCGAGAAGACCCACCACAAGAAGCCCGCCAAGGGCCAGAAGAAGTGGAAGCCGGCCGCCGAGTGCATCGACTTCTCCGACCTCGGCAAGTCCATCTTCGACCGTCCGAAGCCGCTGGCGCCGGCTACGATGCGCCGCATTGCGAAGGGCATTCAGCGCTACGTGCTGGACAGCGCAAAGCCCTTCATCGTCCCGATCGCCCACTACAACGGCGCCGACACCGCGCACTCGATCAACGAGCCCCTGCGAACGATCACGGCGGCGACCAAGGGCGGTGAGTTCTCGCTCGCCTCTCCGGTGCTCATCCAGGCCGCCCACGGCGAAGGCCAGCCCGGTCGCGCCCAGCGCTGGGGAAGCGGTGCACGCGACATTCAAGAGCCTGTCGGCGCAATCACGGCCAGTGGCGGCCATGCCATCGCAGCAGCCACGCTCATTCAGACCGGCTACGGCGAACGTGACGGGCAGGCTCCGCGCTCCCTCGACATCGAATCCCCCCTCGGAACCGTCGTCGGCAGCGGCAAGCACGCTGTGGTTTCGGCCATCCTCGCGGGCGTCGGTGGCCGGGCCGGGCAAAGTGAACCGAAGCCCGCCGACGACCCCATGAACACCGTTACGGCCAAGGCCGATACGGCGATGGTCACCGCCTACATGATGCAAGCCAATGACGGCTTCTGCGCCACCGTCGGCCGCGATCTCGCCGACCCGATGACCACGATCACGAACAGCGGCAGCCAGCAGCAGTTCGTGACTGCGTTTCTTGCGCGCCAATTCGGGAACAGCATCGGACATGCCGCCGATGAGCCGCTTGGAACCACGACCGCTGGCGGAGGCGGAAAGTCCCAGCTGGTCGAATGCGTCCTGTCGCCCGAGCACGAAGCCGGCGCCCTACGCGTCGCCGCTTTCCTCATGGAGTACTACAGCGAGGGCGGCCAGTGGAGCCAACTGGACAAGCCGCTGAACACGATCACCACCCGCGACCGCCTGGCTCTGGTGACGGTCTTCGTGCAGGGCACGCCCTACGTCATCGTCGATATCCGGCTGCGCATGCTCAAGCCCCGCGAGCTGTTCAACGGCCAGGACTTCCCCGCCGACTACATCATCGACCGCGGCCACGACGGCCGGAAATTCTCCATCTCCGCCCAGGTACGCATGTGCGGCAACTCCGTCGACCCGGTGATGGCGGAAGGCTTCCTGAAGGCCAACGCGCCCGAGCTCGCCGTCAGGAGGATTGCGGCATGACCGCCCAGATCATTGACCTGGCCGTGTATCGCGCCGAGCACCCGCGCCCCGTAGCACGGGTGCGGCTGGTGCTCGATCCGTGGTGGCCGCTGCGCCTGTGGCTGGCCATGTGGGGGATCAAATGAGCAAGAAACCTGCATTTGTCGCCGGCCAGCAGATCGTCGTCGAGATGTACCCGTTCGTCAGCGCCACGTTCATTGGATACGACGAAAACGGCCAATTCCCCGACGAAGGCTGGCGCCCTGGCTGCGAAAAAGAAACCGACGACGATGGCGAGAGTTATGGCGTGGCCGATGCGCTGGGCGCCATGCTCATTGAGATCGTCGAGGTGGTGAAGTTGCCAAACGGCTTTGCGCCTCGCGTCTTCTATGTCCGCCAGTGGCGCGACCCCGATGGGAAGGTGTTCGGCAAGCGCGTTTGTCGCGTCACGACCGTTGGGACGCTCGCGAAGATCGTGAAGGGCTATCGCCATCCGTTTTACCTTGATGGCGAGTACATCGATCTGAAGTGCGGCATCTACCCCTCTGGCAGAGGTGAAGGCTGATGGCCTCCAAACGCCGACTCCGCCGCACGGGCGCCTGGATCGTCGCCTACGGCTGCAAATTCTGCGGCGGGCATCACATCGGCCACCCGCCGGCGAAAGTCCGTCAGGCCATCAAGGACCGCCAGAGGGCGGCGAAAGGGGGCTGCTGATGGCCGACTGGCTCCGCCTGTGGCACGGCACCGTGTCCGACAACAAGTTCCTGTGGGTCGAGCGCAAGGCAGGCGCGCGATTTGGCGACGTGATGGCCGTCTGGCTGGCGCTGCTCGAGGAGGCCAGCCAGGCCGACGACCGGGGCGACGTTTCAGGGTTTGACCCTGATTCGTTCGACTTCCGCCTCGGCGACGAAGAAGGCCTGACGCTGCGGATCATGCGGGCGATGGCGTCGAAGGGACTCATCGGCGAGGACATGCGCCTTGCTGGATGGGAGCGCCGGCAGCCCGAGCGTGAAGATCTGGGCAATCCGTCCACCGGAGCCATGAGCGCCACCGAGCGCAAGCGCCTTCAGCGCCAGCGGGAGAAAGAGCGCGAATCTTCACGCGATGTCACGGCATGTCACGACGAGTCACGCGATGTCACGGCATGTCACGACAGAGTAGACGAGAGGAGAGTAGAGGAGATACCTCCTACTCCTCCTCCCGCGCGCGAGGGCCGTGACGGTGATTTCCCGATGGACCTGTCCTGGCAGCCGTCCGAGCACTTCCCGACCCTGGCACGACAAGCGGGCATCCCTGCAGACCAGATCACCGCTGAGGCCCTGGCCGAATTCCGCAGCTACTGGATCGGTCAGGGGAAGGCGCACAACCAGCACCAGTGGGACCACAAGCTGCTGACGAACCTGAAGTCCCAGCGCATCCGTGGCGCCCAGTCTCCCCCCTCCAGGGCGTCGCCGTCGCGACGACAACCCCAGACCCTCTCAGAAGGCCGCGCAGCCGCGGCAAAAGCGATTTTCGACCCCGGCCCCGTAGGAACAGACCATGGACATGAGCGCAGGACAATCGACGTTACGCCAACCCTTGCCGATGGGATGGGTGCGAAATCTCTTCGCTGAACTTCAGGGCAACTTCGGCACGCGCTTTCTCGACATGTGGCGCAGCGGCCAGACCGACACGAACGGTGACGACGTGGGACTGCAGAACGCAATGGCGCTGTGGGCGGAGAAGCTGGCCGGCTTCCGCGAGCGCCCGGATGCGATCCGCCGCGTGCTCGACAACCTCCCCAAGTTCCCGCCGACGCTGCCCGAGTTCATGGAGCTCTGCCGGAGCAGCTGCCCGCAGCCTCAGCACAAGGCACTTCCGGCCCCAGGGCTGACGCCCGAGCAGGTGGCGGAGCGCAGGAGCGGCGCGGAGAAGATGGCAGAGAAGGTCGCGTCGAAGAAGGACGACCACAGGGCGTGGGCCAAGGTGCTCCGCAAGCGCTTCCTCTCCGGGGAGCGCCTGACCTTCCAGCAGATCGAGATGGCCAGCGACGCGCTGGGCGAGAAGTGGGAAGGCGAGGGCAAAGGCCGCACCTGCGCGCCGCGGTATGTCGCCGAGGCGGCATGACCAGCAGCGCCGACAAGAACAGCGAAGCATGGAGGCAGGAATGCGAGATCAGATGGGTATTGACCTTGAGCAAGGCGGCAAGAGCGGAGTTTTACGGGAAGGTGGCGAAGGCGCGCGGGGAACCCGCGGCGCGAGCGCTGATGGCGGTGGTGAGCGCGGAGTGGGCTCGACGAAGCGCGGGAGTGGCGCCAAGTCGCGAATCGGGCTTCAGGCCCTCGGCCGTCTCAAGACCGGGACGCTGAACAAGACCGAGCAGGCCTACGAGGCGCTGCTGAATGCGTGGCTGCAAGCCGGACTGATCGCCTGGTTCAAGTTCGAGGGCGTGAAACTGCGCCTCGCCGACAACACGTTCTACACGCCCGACTTCGCCGTGATGCTCGCCAACGGGCAGATGGAGATGCACGAGGTGAAAGGCTATTGGCAGGACGACGCCCGGGCAAAGATCAAGATCGCCGCCGACATGTACCCGTTCCGATTCCTGGCCGTTCGGCCGAAGGCGAAGAAGGACGGCGGTGGGTGGGACAAGGAGGAGTTCTGATGACGATCCACCGCACAACCAAGCAGCAGATCCTCGACGCTATCCAAGACCTGCACGGCGCCGAGCAGCTGGTGACGCGCGAGGCGCTGCTGGAGGTCACCGGGCTGAAGCTGACGATCATCGACGACCGCGTGGCCACCCTGGTGGACGAGGGCGCTGTGATCCGCAAGGGCCGGGGCGTGTTCGTGCCGGCGACCCAGCATCCGCCGGCCAGGCCGATCAGCAAGACCGTGATGCCCGACGGAATGATCAAGATCGAAATCGGCGACATGGTGCTAGAGCTCACGCCCAAGGAAGATCGGGCGCTGGCTTCGTTGCAGGCCGGCACTGCGGTGCAGTTTGCCGCCATTGAGACCGGGCAGGAACTCTCGACGCTGATGGCGGCCATGCGCACGCGCATGATGAAGCTGGAGGCTCAACTGCGGGACGCAAAGGGCGACAAGCAGATGGTGATCGAGGGTGTTTGAGATGGTCTGGGGTTTTTCGCCCACCTTCGGGTCTGATACATCAACAGCATGAAGAGCAGGCGCACCAACAAGCAGGAACTCGCACCACTCACGCCGAAGCAGCAGCGGTTTGTGGAGGAGTACCTGGTCGATCTGAACGGCACTCAAGCTGCGATACGCGCCGGCTACAGCCCAAGGACGGCCAACGAGCAGGCCGCCCAGCTCTTAGCGAAACTTAGCGTTCAGCGTGCCGTTTCCGAGGGTCGCAAGCAGCAGCAGGAGCGCACCGAGATCACGGCCGACCGTGTGCTGCGCGAGGCCTGGGGAATTCTGACCGCCGACGCCCGCGAGCTGGTGCAGGTGAAAGTCGGGTGCTGCCGGCACTGCTGGGGCGAAGGCCACCGTTACCAGCGCACCGTCGCCGAATACAACTTCGACCACGCAGAGTGGATGGCCCAGCGCGACGCCGGCAAGAAGGTCAGCGAGGAATTCGAGGAGCAGGGCGGCATCGGCTACGACTCCATGCGCCCGCCGCACCCCGAGTGCCCGGAGTGTTGCGGCGACGGATATTCGCGGGTCGTGCTGGCCGACACCCGGAAGATCTCGCCGGCGGCGGCCGCGCTCTACGCTGGCGCCGAGGTGACGAAGACCGGCATCAAGGTGCACATGCACGACAAAGTGGCCGCGATGGAGAAGCTTTTCAGGCACCTTGGCCTGTACGAGAAGGACAACGAGCAGAAGACCGATCCGCTGACCGAGCTCCTGCACAAGATCGCCACCGGCAACGGTTCTGCGTTCAAGCCGGTGCAGGACGATCCCGAGACTCCGCCGGCTCCGCCCAGCGCCTTCATGCCGCGGGATGATGCTGACGAGCGCGAGGATCCCATCTGATGGCTGTGGCTGCCCACGAAAACATTCCGATCGACGATGAGGATCGCCTGGTTGGCGAGCTGACGCTACAGGCGCCTCGCATCACGCACGACGAGCCCCTGCTGCCGCTGCCGAAAGACGCGGAGGAACTGGCGCGCTGCCTGGCCGATCCGGTGTGGCGCCTGTTCTCGGGCTGCCTCTACAAAATCATGATCAAGGGCGATGGCGACGACGCCGACGACGCCCAGGTCATGCCATTTCGCCCGAACCGGGCCCAGAAGCGGTTCATCCGGCGCTTGTGGCATCGCAATCTGATCCTGAAGGCCCGGCAGTTGGGTTTTACGACCCTGATCTGCCTCCTGTGGCTGGATCACGCCCTGTTCAACGGAAACCAGCGCTGCGGCATCATCGCGCAGGATCTCGATGCGGTCGGCACGATCTTCCGGGACAAGGTGCGCTTCGCTTACAACAACCTGCCCGACGAGATCCGCGAGCGATTCCCCCTCGAGCGCGACTCAAACGTGGAACTGCTGTTCGCCCACAACAACAGCAGCGTGCGCGTCGCCACCTCAATGCGCTCCGGCACGATCCACCGGCTGCACATCTCCGAATTCGGCAAGATCTGCGCGAAGTACCCGGACAAGGCCAAGGAGATCATGACGGGCTCGATCCCGGCGGTGCCGACGAACGGCGTGCTGGTGATCGAGAGCACGGCCGAGGGCCGAGAGGGTGAGTTCTTCGCGCTGGTGCAGCAGTCGCGAGCGAAGTTCGTGTCTCGCGAGCGCCTGACCGTCCGCGACTACCGCTTCCACTTCTACGCGTGGTGGCAGGAGCCGAAGTACCGGCTGGACAGCGCCCTCGTTCAGATATCGCGCGAGGAGCACGAGTATTTCGACAAGATCGAGCAGGAGATGGCCGATCAGGGCGTTGAGTGCCGCATCGACCCTGACCAGCGCGCTTGGTACGTGGCAACAAAGCGGGCCGACTTCTCGGGCGCAGAGGAGCGGATGTGGCAGGAGTACCCCTCCACGCCCGACGAGGCCTTTCAGGTGTCCACCGAGGGCAACTACTACGCGAAGGACATGCTGGCCGTGCGCAAGCGCGGCGGTATCACCCGCGTGCCCGTCCTCGATCTGCCGGTGAATACCTTCTGGGACATCGGAAACAGCGACGGCTGCGCCATCTGGTTCCACCAGTGCCTACGCGGCGAAGACCGCTTCATCGGCTACTACGAGGCTCACGGCGAGACGCTGCGCCACTACGTGCAGCACCTCACCGAGCGCGGCTGGCTGTTCGGCACGCACTTCCTCCCTCACGACGCAGATCACAAGCGCCTGGGCGACTACAACACGAGCGTCAAGGAGCAGCTGGAGGAACTGATGCCGGGCCAGGCCTTCGAGATCGTGCCGCGTGTCACCGAGCTCATGACCGGCATCTACGCGACGCGCAAGCACCTCAAGGGTTGTTACATCGACGCGGAGGGGTGCAAAGATGGGATCGTGAGGCTGGAGAACTACCGCAAGAAGTTCAATCGGACGGACAGCCGCTACATCGACCAGCCCGACAAGGCCAACGGCTGCAGCGAGGGCGCCGACGCCATCCGCCAGTGGGCGCAGGCCAAGGAGCTCGACATGGTGATTGAGGCGACGGTTGGCGCTGGAAGCCGCAATACGACGTACCGAGAAGCCGAGGCGCCCGACTGGCGCATGTGACACACGAGGACGCAACACGATGATGGACTACGAAGGCGACCGCGCCGGCCAGCCGCCACTGCAGGAAGATGAAGACCAGAGCATGCAGGTCGAGGAATACTCCCAAATCGTGCGGGAGATCGAGCTTCAGCCGAAATGGCGGGCGCGCGCCGACAAGGAGGCCGATTACGCGGACGGCAATCAGCTGGAAAGCGACCTTCTGCGCAAGATGCAGGAGATCGGCATTCCGCCGGCCGTTGAGGATCAGATCGGGCCGGCGCTGCGCGCGATTCAGGGCTATGAGGCGGCGAGCCGCACCGACTGGCGCGTGACGCCGAACGGTGGCCTTGGCGGTCAGGACGTGGCGGACGCGATCAGCTACAAGTTGAACGAGGCCGAGCACATGAGCAAGGCCGACAAGTCAATGAGCGAGGCCTTCCGCAGCCAGATCGGCCCGGGCCTGGGCTGGGTGGAGGTGACGCGAAACCCCAACCCGCTCGAGTACAAATACCGCTGCACGGCGGTGCATCGCAACGAGATCCACTACCAGTTTCATGCGAAGCCGGACCTGACGGATGCACAGTGGCTACGCCGTCACCGCTGGTTGCATCCGACCCGCCTCGCCGGCGTCTTTCCCCAGCATCGCGACCTGATTCTGACGATGGGCAAGGGCGGCTCCGCGTGGTGGCTGACGATGCCCGGGGCGATCGACGGTGGCGCCGGGACAGGCCTGAACGGGACGTGGGGCGATGCGCGTGGCTGGACGATCAGCGAAGACCGGTGGTTCAACCCGTGGAACAAGGAGCTATGCCTGTCGGAGGTGTGGTATCGGCGTTGGGTCATGGCCGTGTTGCTCAAGTCCCGCGACGGTCGGGTGATCGAGTACGACGCGACGAACCCGGCACACGACATGGCGATTGCCCACGGGCTGGTTGAGGTTACGAAGGCCACCGTGCCGCGCGTCCGCCGAAGCTTCTGGATCGGCCCCCACCGCCTGTTCGACGGCCCGACGCCCTACACCCACAGCCATTTCCCCTACGTGCCGTTCTGGGGCTTCCGCGAGGACAGCACGAACGTGCCCTACGGCTACATCCGGTCGATGATCTACCAGCAGGACAGCATCAACAGCGCCAGCGCCAAGGCGCGCTGGGGCATGTCGGTGGTTCGCGTTGAGCGCACCGATGGCGCGGTGAAGATGACCGACGCCCAGCTGCGCCGGCAGATCGCTCGGCCGGACGCGGACATCGTGCTGGACGCGGCACACATGGCGAAACCGGGCGCAAAGTTTGAGGTGCATCGTGATTTCCAACTGACCGACCAGCAGTTTCAGCTGATGCAGGACGCCCGGACGGCGATCGAGCGCGTGAGCGGCATCACCAGTGGCTTCCAGGGGAAGAAGGGCACCGCGACATCGGGGGTTCAGGAGCAAACCCAGGTGGAGCAGAGTAACCAGAGCCTCGGCTACATCATGGACAACTTCCGTGCGGGCCGAACGATGGTAGGCGAGATGCTGATGGCGATGATCATCGAGGACATCGGCGACAAGGAGCACGAGGTCATCATCGAGGGCGACGCGATCAACGACGAGCGCGTCATCACGCTCAACCGGCGCGAGATGGACGCCGCGACGAACACCCCGCGCCTCAGCAACGACCTGATGCGCACCCGCTTGCTGGTGTCCCTCGAGGACGTGCCGAGCTCGCCGAGCTTCCGCGGCCAGCAACTCAATGCGCTGTCGGAGGCGATCAAGTCGCTGCCGGCGCAGTATCAAGCCGCAGCGCTTCCGTTCTTGACCAGCCTGATGGATGTGCCGTTCAAGCGCGAACTGGTCAAGGCCCTGCGCGATGCCGGCAGCCAGGAGACGCCCGAGGCGGTGGAGAAGCGAGTGCGCGACGAGATCGCGAACCAGCTCAAGTCGCGCGAGCTCGACATCAAGGAGCGACTGACCGACGCCCAGGTGAAGCAGATGATGGCCCAGGCGGTGCAGGCCGGCGTGCAGGCGGCGTTCTCGGCCATGCAGGGCGGTGTGCAGGTGGCCCAGATGCCGATGATCGCCCCGATCGCCGACGCGATCATGCAGGGCGCCGGCTACGTGCGGCCGGAAGGTGGGCAAGACCCGAACTTCCCGCAGCCTGCACAGGTGGCGGCCATGAACATCAAGAGCCCGTATCTGCAGGGCCAAGGACCGGCCGGCGAGGTGCAAGCCTCCGCGCAGGTTCGAGAGAACACCAGCCCGGAATTCCCCCCGCGCGCCGGTACCGGCATGCACGGGATCGAAACGGCCAGCCCGGCCGACAACCTTGAAGGAGCAGTGCAGTGAGCAAGATCATTTCCCCGTCCGTCGGCCGCAAGGTCTGGTATCGCCCCTCCCAAGGCGATACCTTCGGCCCCATCACCATGTCCGTTTCCGGCAGCATCCACGACCAGACCGCGGCCCCGCTCGACGCCACCGTGATCGCCGTTTGGGGTGATCGTTGCGTGAATCTCCTCGTCACCGACATCGTGGGCAAGCAGTTCCCCAAGCTCTCCGTGACGCTGCTGCAGGAAGGTGACGAGCCGCCGAAGGGGCTGGACGGGGTGCCTGTCGGCGGCTACGCCGAGTGGATGCCTTACCAGGTCGGCCAAGCGAAGAAGGAAGGTGCGCAGTGACCGAAGATCAACCCAGCCAACAGGCCACCGACGGCGGACCGAACCCGAACTACCGCGGCGAGTGCGGAGAACGGATGAAAGTGACCCTCGAAGACATCGAGGCGAGCATCGCCCACGAGGTTTTTTTTACTGCCTACCAAGGAGCCTGCATGGCCACGTCCGAACCGATCCCGGGCGAGTTGGGCATGGTGACGATCTGCGCCATGACGCTGCACAACGGCCATCGCATCATCGGCGTCAATGAGGGCCCGGTGAGTCCGGAGATCTTCGACGCGGGGATCGGGCGCCAGTACGCCAGACAGAAGGCCATTGATCAGATCTGGCCGCTGCTGGGCTACGAACTGCGGAGCTACCTGCACGCGATGAGCGGGCCGCGCACCAGCGGGCCGGAAGGCCCCCAGGATCTCGGTGGCGTCGACCGCAGCATCCCGACCCAGCCCGTGGAGAGCGGTGGCGAGCGCGGCCAATCTGTCGGAGGCCTGCAGCCCATCGAAACCGCGCCCACCGATGGCACGGTCTTCCTCGGCTACCGCCAGCGCGATGGACGCTGGGGCGAGTGCTTCCGCATCCAGCGCGACGACTGCGAGATGTGGAGTTTCGGCGGTGGCAGCGCGGCGGATGAAGAATTCCCTTACTTCAAGCCGACGCACTGGATGCCTCTTCCGGCGGATACGTCCACGCCCTGACCTTTCAGCAATCCGCCGCCACGGCCCGCCCAGCGCGGGCTTTTTTACGCCCCCCTCAAGGGTTGGCGCCCATCCCTGCCCGAATACCACACTGGCCCCAAGCCATGCGCCACGGCGCGAGGCGACACGTGGGCCTTCGGGCCTGCATCTACTCCCCATGCGGCCACTGCGACAAGTGGCGGGATAGAGGCAATGAGCAATCAAACCGACAATTTTCTGACCCAGGCACTCGAGAACGGGGGCGATCTTTCGCCCGAGCAGGCCGCCCAGCTTCTGCAAATGGAGATGGGCAACCCAGGCGATACCGGCGTTACCGCGCCGGAACCCAGCAGCGGGCCGGCCGCTGCACCTGCACCGATCGAAGCCGCCCCCGCTGGAACCCCGGCAGCAGCCCCTGAACCCGAGCTCACCGCCGACAACGCGGTGATTCTGGCGAAGGACGGGATTCACACGATCAGCTACGACAAGCTGTTGCAGGAGCGCGCCGCACGGCAAGCGATGGCAACCCAGCTTGACGCGGCAAACGCGAAGCTGGCCGAGCTTCAGGCGCAGGCGCAGGCCCGTGCCGATTCCGGCCAGGCGCCCACCCAGACCGATGCCAATGCGGCAGCCGCTCAGGCAGCCGTCGACGCAGGCATCGACCCGGCCATCTTCGGGGATTTCTCCCCCGAGGCGATGGCCAAGGGCGTAGCGCAGCTGGTGCAGGCGCAGGTGGCGGCCAGCATGGCCAACATCGACGCCAAGCTGAAGCCGATCGAGCAGCAAAACGCCCAGAGCGCGCAGGAGGCGCATCTGGCTGCGATCTATGGCGCCCACGCGGACGCCGACTCCATCGTGGAATCGCAGGAGTTCGCTGCCTGGAAAGACGCCCAACCCTCTGTTGTTCGCGCCGCGCTGGATCAGGTACTCGATAAGGGCAGCGCCTCCCAGGTGATCGAGGTCTTCGACGCGTTCAAGGCCGCTTCGGGTCAGGCCAAGCCCAACAACACCCCCGCCGCACCCGCCGGGCAAGTCAGCCCTGCTGAAGCGGCCAAAGCAGCCATCGCCAAAGCAGCGCCGCCGATTCCGGCCAGCCTCTCGGACATCCCGGGCGGGCGGATCGCGACGACGAACGTGTCCGAGGCGATGGAAACCATGAGCCCCGCAGAGCAATACCGTGCAGCCATGAACATGACGCCGGAGCAGCGCGAGGCTTGGCTCAACGCCCAAATTTAAGGAACGACTGAGATGCCGTCGAAGACTAATGCCGCCTATGGCGACAAGGGGAACATGATCAAGCAGGCCGTAGGCCTGTTTGCCACCCACATGACCCGCAACAGCACCGTGATGTCCCGGCTTGTCGGCAAGATGCCGGCCGGTACCGCGGGTGCTGAAGCAACGATCCGCGAGCAGACCACCTCGCACATGCCCATCGTGCGCTGCCAGGATCTCGGCAAGCGCACGGGCGAGGAGGTGACTTTCCACCTGCTGAACCCCGTCAATGGTTATCCGATCATGGGCAGCCGCTTCGCTGAGGGCCGCGGTATCGGTATGAGCCTGTCCGAGGCTCGCCTGCGCGTCAATCAGGCGCGTTTCCCGGTTGATCTGGGCAACGTGATGACGACCATCCGCAGCCCTGCCGACTTCCGCAAGCTGGGCCGCCCGGTGGCGCAGGCGCTCATGGACCGCTACATCGACCAGTCTCTGCTGGTGCACATGGCCGGTGCCCGCGGCTACCACAACAACATTGAGTGGTCCGTGCCGACCGACGCGCACCCGGATTTCGCCGAGATGCTGGTGAATCCGGTTCTCGCTCCGTCGGGGAATCGCCACTTCATCGTCGACGGCGGTGGTATCCAGCCGTTCAAAGTCGTCGCCGGGGAGGTGGATCTTTCGACCTCCGACATGCTGAAAATGGGCCCGATCGACGGCCTGCGCACTTACATGGAGCAGATTGCGCTGCCTCCCCCGCCGGTGATCTTCGAGGGTGACGCTGCTGCCAGCGATTCGCCCCTGCGCGTGCTGCTGGTTTCGCCGGCGCAGTACAGCGGCTTTGCCACCGATCCGAACTTCCGCACCCTTCAGTCCAACTCAATGGCCCGCGCGCAACAGGCCAAGATGCACCCGCTGTTCCTTGGCGACGCTGGCCTGTGGAACGGCATCCTGATCGTCAAGATGCCGAAGCCGATCCGCTTCTACGCGGGCGACACCATCAAGTATTGCGCCAGCCTCTCGAGTGACGCGGAATCGAGCTGCGTGGTTCCGGCCGGCTTCGGCACCACCTTCGCAGTCGACCGCGCAATCCTGTTGGGCGGTCAGGCCATCGGCGAGGCGCTGGCCGCTTCCGACAAGTCGTCCATTCCGTTCTTCTGGAGCGAGAAGGAACTGGACCACGGCGACAAGGTGGAACTGCTGATTGGTGCGATTCGCGGCGTCTCGAAGATCCGCTTCGAGGTTGATACCGGCGATACCGGCAAGCAGATCACCGACTACGGCGTGACCGTGCTCGACTCCGCCGTGCCGATCATCGGCGCCCGCATGTAAGCGGAAGGGGCCGGCCCAACGGCTGGCCCCACCCTTCACCCTGAACAAGGAGCCAACAACATGGCGAAAATCACCCGCAAGACCGCAAGCCTGCGCCAATTCGGCAACGTCCCTTACGGCAATCTCACTGCACTCACCTATCAGGTTGTCACCAACGCCTCCGGCGCGGTGATGGAGTCCGACTCCACGGCCGCCGTTGCCTCCGGCGATGTGATCGACCTGGGGTCGCTGCCCGCCGGCATGCGCATTGACGACGTGCTGATCACCATCTCCACGCCCATGTCGGCGTCCGTCACCGGCAAGCTGGGCTTCATCTACGCCGACGGTGTGGATGACGCCAAGGTGCCGCAGAACGACGCCTACTTCGGCACTGGCTACGCCCTGAGCGCGGCCGCGCTGCTGCGCAAGACCGCCACGACCGCTCCGGTTGTGTTGGCGAAGGAGGCCCGCCTGGTGCTCACCACCGGTGGTGCTGCCAATGCCAAGGCCAGCCAGATCGACATCCGCATCGCCGGCGAGCTCACCGGCCCGCGCTGATCTGTGACAACCCGGGCGGGCCTAGCCTGCCCGGCATCTGCTGGAGGAAACGATGGATCGCAACAACATCGCGCGCATTGCGCACGAGATCAACCGCGCCTACTGCGCTGCCCTAGGCGACACCTCGCAACCGGTTTGGGACGACGCACCGGAATGGCAGAAGGCCAGCGCCCTTGCGGGCGTGGACATGCACCTCGCCAACCCCGACGCCACGCCGGAGAACTCTCACGAGTCGTGGCTGGCCCAGAAGCTGGCCGAGGGTTGGAAGTACGGCCCGGTGAAGGACGCCGAAAAGAAGGAGCACCCGTGCTGCGTTCCCTACGCGGAATTGCCGTCCGAGCAGAAGGCCAAGGACTACCTGTTCCGCTCCGTCGTGCATCTGCTGAAGGGCATCGGCTGCGACCCGAACTTCAAGGCGCCGAACGTCTTCCCGAAGGCTGATGTTCCGAAGCCCGTCGTTTCTTCCATCCCCGCCGGCCATGTGGCCGTGCAGTACATCGGCCGCAAAGAACGCTGGGAGGATTCGATCTACAGCACTGGCCTGTACTTCGATGCCGATCAGGTGCGTAACTTGCCGGCGCTGACTGCCCGCCAGTTCCTGCGCCACGCGGATCTGTTTCGCGAGCCCAAGGTGGAGGTTGAGCCCATCCAGCCGGTGCCCGCCCAGGCCGAAGAGGTCGCGCAGGCTGAGCCCGTTACCGACGATACCGAGACGATCCTCGCTGCTGCTCGGGAAGCGCAGGAAGAGGCCGACACGGCAGCCAAGAAGGTGCTTGACCTCAAGCAGTCGGTGAGTTTCATGGACAAGGATGCCCTGAAGACCTTCGCGCTGACCAACTACGGGCAGAAGCTTGACGGCCGCCTGTCGGTGGAGGTGCTGCGCAGCCAAACGGCCAATATGATCGATCAGTTCGGGGCGCTCTAAGCCATGAACCTGGCCGACTTGATCCGTGCCTACAGGGTTTCGTCAGGAGACCTTGCAGATCCGCCATTCATGGACGATCCCGACATCGCGGTGTTTTTCAACGAGGCCGAGAGGCAAGCCTGTATCCGCGCGCGCCTGACCCACGAGAGCGCAGATCCGGACATCTGCACGATCCCGGTGCTGGCCGACACCGCCACATACCCCCTGCACGCAGCGCTTTACGAACTCGACTACTCAGCGTTCTTGCCCGATGGGGAAACGCGCAAGCGGCCCATTTCGCTGGTGTCGCAGGATTGGCTTTCCGCCCACATGGATGACTGGCGCGACGAGGTGGGCACGCCGGAATACGCGATCCAGTTGGATACCTCCATCCGCCTTGTCCCGCGCCCTGATCGCGCCGGCACGTTCTTCATGGAGGGCTACCGCACCCCGAAGGCCGAGATGGCCGAGAGCGATGACACGCCGGAAATCAACGCCCTGCATCACAACCAACTGGTGCATTGGGTGCTGTTCCGAGTGTTGAGCATCCCGGATTCCGAGTTGCTTGATCTCGAGAAGGCTCAGCGCGCCGAAGCGGCATTCACTCGCTACTTCGGGCCGATGCCTGACGCCGATCTGCGCCGCATCACCCGTGAGGATGTGCCGCAGGTGGTGGCGCCGTTCATGCCGTAGGTGGAAAAGCATGAAAGCGAAACCGACCATCCTGAACGGCTTTCTCGGCCTGAACAACGTCGCGGACCCCGAGACGGGAACGGCCAGCGACGGCGGCCAGATCACCTGGCAGTGGCTGACGCGGGCCGACAACGTGGATGTGTTCGACAACGGGAAGATCGGGCGGCGCGATGGCTGGTCGCCGTTCTCCCCTGGCGGCGCGATCACCGCATCCTTCTCCACCTTCGATTTCTCCCGGATGTACGTGATCGACGGCGGCGCCCTGAAGCAGATCCAGCAGGATGGGTCTCGCACGGCGCTGTGGGAAGGGCTGAGCGGAGATGCCTTCTGGACAGAGATCAACGGCGAGGTGTTCCTGTCGTGCTCCGAAAAGCTCGTGATCCATCAGGATGGCCGTGTCTCGGCATGGGGCGTTCCTGTCCCATTCGGCGGCATGGCGACCGATGCGGATGGGCGTCTGGACGCCGGTCGGTATCAGGTGGCTTTCACGCACGTTGATCTCGCTGACGGGAAGGAGGGCGGCGCCGGCCCCGCGTTCGAGCTCGAGGTGGCGCGTGGGGGTATCTCGGTGAGCAGCATCCCGGCGCTTCCTGGCTACGCCACGAACGTCTATGTGGCCGACCGCGGGACCGTGTTCTACCTCGCGGCGACTCTGAGCGCCGGCGAGAAGGCCATCACGATCAACCGTCCGCCGGCCGGTCGCGAACTGGTGACGCAGTTCCTCGATGCGCCGCCGGCGGCTGGCCGGCACGTCGCAGAGTTCGGCGGCCGGATCTACCTGGCCGAGTACGTGCCGGAGGCTGACGCTTCGGTGATCTGGTTTTCCGAGCCGCTGGGCTTCCACCTGTTCAACCTCAACGCCGGCTTCTTTCAGGTACCGGGCGAGGTTGTTCAGATGGGCAGCGGCAAGGCCGGACCGCTGGTGGTATGCACGCGCAACCGTACGCACCTGTACGACGGGCAGGATCTGCAGACCGTCGACTACGGTGCGATACCGGGCCAGCACGCCAGCCGCGGCCCTGACGGAAGGCTTTACTTCTGGACGACGCGCGGACTGTGCCGCGCGGCTCCCTTCGAGAACCTGACCGAATCACGAATCAGCGTTTCGCCGGGGCGATTTGCCGCCGGCGGCGTCATCCAACGGCACGGCTACACCCGATACGTGGTCGCGCTTCAAAGCGGCGGAACGCCGTTCAACCAGAGGACTTAGAACATGACTGTGAGATTTTCGAGTGGTCTGCGGACCAAGATGTGCGACGGCGGCGTGGGCGGTGGCATCAAGGGTGCGCTGAACCTGGGCAAGATCGCTATCTACAGCGGCCCGCAGCCGCTCTCTGCCGACAACGCGGCCACCGGCACGCTGCTGGGTACCGTCACCGTGGACGGCGGCGCCACGGGCCTGACTTTCGGCGCCGCGGCCAATGGCGTGCTCGCCAAGACGGCGGGCGAGAACTGGAAGTTCTTCGGTCTGGTGGATGGCGTGGCCGGCTGGTTCCGCTTCTACCCTGCCGGTGGCAACCCCGCAAACGCGTCCACCTCCGAGGCGCGCATTGACGGCTCGATCGCCACGTCGGGCGGCGACATGCGGATTTCCAGTGTCTCCATCGTGAACGGCGACCCCTGCACGATCGATATCTTCAGTATCACCCTTCCCGCGTAAGGAGCGAACATGGCTGTCAAGTCTTCTACTGGCCTGAAAAACAGCATTCTGGTCAGCGGCTCGCTGAAGAGCATGCTGGATGGCGGGAAGATCCGCATCTTCTCCGGCGCGGCCCCGGCCGATGCCGATGCAGCCGAAACCGGCACGCTGCTGTGCGTGATCTCGAATGGTGGTACCGCCACGGGCCTGACCTTCGAGGCCACCGCCGCGGGCGGCACGGTGGCGAAGAAGTCGGGCGAGGCGTGGTCCGGCACGAACGTGGCAGGCGGCACGGCAAGCTACTACCGCTTCGTCGCCGCCGGTGACACCGGCGCGGCTTCGACCACCGAGAAACGCCTGCAGGGCACCGTTGGCTTGGTTGGGGCCGACATGAACCTGTCGAGCATCACGCTGACCTCCGGGGCGCCTCAGACCATCGACACCTACTTCGCGACCGTCCTGTGATCGACATCCACGTCCTGACGTACTCCGGCACGCAAGAGGCGTGGCTTCGGCAGTGCCTCGCCTCGCTGGCTGACCAGCCCTGCACGGTGCATCTCGTTCAAGGCGACGAGGGCAATGTGGGTTCCGGGCGGGCGAGGGGCTACCTTCTCGGCGATCACGATTACGTCGGCTACGTGGATTCGGACGACTTCCTGCTGCCCGGCGCGGCCGAGGCATGCCTGGAAGGGCTGAAGAAGCACCGGGCCGTCGTGACGCTGGAGCGGTGGCTTTGGGGTGGAATCCTCGATCCGCGACTTGAGCCGCTGCACCACCTGGCGGTGTATCGCCGCGAGGATGTGCTGAAGCACGTTCACGAGCTCCACGATCACCCCATCCACTGCGACCAGCTGCTGATGCGCAGGCTTCGCCCGACGCAACTGGAGCACGTTGGCTACGTGTGGCGCATCCACGCCGGGCAGGGCCATCGCCAGGCTACCGCCGGCCAACAGCAAGCAATGGAGGCCGCAGCATGCGCCTGAAGGTTGTGATCGCGAACGTCCTGTCCGGGGAGAAACACCCGATCTTTGGCGGCGGATCGCCGTTTTCCATGACGGACTTCCAGACCTTCCCGGCCGGGAAGGGCTACTTCTACCTGTTCTTCGACTACGGCGCCAACGAGCGGCTTTGGCCGCCCATCGACGACATGCTGGGCAGCGACTATTTCGTGTACCCGGCGCCGCCGACGACCCACGAGGGGCACCCGGCCTACATCATCGATATCAAGACGCCGAACTTCCCGGCGGCTTTCGTCGCTGCGTTCGAGGCCTCGAAGGAGGTCTTCGTGTCGATCGGGGTGCCGATCTTCACCGGGCTTTCTGCGCCGGACATCCCCAACTACACCGTTGGCTCAAACACCGTTTCCAATTTCTGGATCTTCAACGACGAGACGGGCGATCTTCTGGCCACCTACGCCGACGGGGTGGAGTCCAGCCCCGCATCGACGAATCTTCCGCGGTCCCGCGACCCGCTTTTCGGCACCTACTACCCGGTGAACCCCTGGCGCAAGGTGAAGATCGGCGCGGCTGCCAAGACCATCTTCTGGACGAACAAGGTTCTGTGCGTGGAAGACTGACCGGTGAAAGTCCACAAGATCCTGAAGGGGGAGGGTGCCGAGAGGTTCCTCCCCTTCGCATTATCCAAGCTGCGATTTCTGATCGGATCGAGCCAGTCGATCAGGGTGCAGTCCTACCGCGTAGACGACGCGGAAATCCGTATCGAGATGAACCCGACCACTGAGCAGCATTTCGTCAGGATTGAAGCCTTGGGCGGGTCGCTTGGCTATGAGTTCTTCACCACCTACGACGAGATTGGGAAATACAGCGGCACCGCTTGGTGGGCAACCAGCGTACGCCCGAATGTGGCCGAGCCGGGGCTGAAGGTCGGAAAGCTCTCCACGTCCTTCGGAAACCCGTCGCCCCCGCTCGTGCCGCGCGATCCGATGGCTAGGGCGATCAACCTGCAGCGCAACGCCGAATATCACTGGTGGCCGGCAAAGGAGGGCGTGAAAGCCACTGACGCGGTGCGCACCAAACCGTATTTCATGACGTCCACCCTGGGCGTGCAGTCATGGCAAGGCAACACCCGGGACTTCCAGAGCTACCTTTCCAGTTTCTCCTTGGTGCGTGACTCCATCGCCAGGATCTACGAGTTCGGGAACGACGTGTCGGTGGACGTGCCGCCGACGCTCTACGAGAAGGGTGCTGCCAAGGCTGCACTGCCGTACCCGACGATGCCAGACTGGCCGCGCCGTTCGGCGGTGATGGAGGTCGGCGGCCGGCGGTTCATCATCATGTCGGACATGCACAGCAACTTCCGTGCATTCCCAGAGAGCTACTTGTCTTCCAGCCCTTCGGCCTACCTGTTCCACCCGACGCGGGTGAAGATCGCCCGCCCAGCCGACTACATGCCCGCTGGCGTGGCCCGGCCGTCGATGGAAACCATGACTCCGGCGGCGCGCGGCCTGATCCTCCCAAGCGCGGGCGGCTGGCACGTACCCGCGGAAGATCCCGCGCCTGTGCCTCACCCCTATTCGGAGTTCCCAGATGCGCCTGTCGAGCCCGGGGCCGACGAGCGCCGGCAGTACCAGCTGCACCACTACCTGTGGGACTTCCATCCGAGCGGATCGCGGGCGGTCGCGGTGGTGCACACGAACAAGAACAAGGGTCATGACACCCTGACCGTGAGCAATGGGCTTACCCAGGAGCCCGTCACGGTGTTGGCCGAGTATGGCCCTCAGTACCGGATTGGCGCGGATCACGCCACCGACGAATGGGTGATCAATGCCGGCGGCGCCACGACCATCGGCGTGTGCGAGCGGGCCGTCCTCGAGGTGGACTTCCACATCACCCTGACCGGAGAAGGTGAGGACGACTTCACGTTCAGCGTGAGCACCCGACGTCTGATGGCGAATTACTGGTTCTTCGACGCGCAGTACGCCTATTCCGACCCGCGGCTGGAGGCCCGAGGCGTCTTCGGTGGCGATCTGCTGACCGACGAAATCCGATTGCGCGGAAAGCCGCCGGGTGACCGGGCCGAGGTGACGGTGTGGGATGCGTTCATTGTCACGCGCAACCAAGACCACATTGCTGACGTGGCGAGCTATTGCGTGGCGAAGAACCGACCTTTCTACGTGTACGAGGCGTTCAGGTCGGTGCGCACTTCGCTGGGCACCTATCCCGGCATTCCCCCGCTGATCTATCGCTGGTTCCTCGTGGATGTGCCGCCCGTCGGCGATTACGGGCTGGCGCGCATGGTGGCGTCTGATCTGCGGTCCATGTCCAAGGTGTTCAACCAGAGCCGAAACGGCATCGCATCGCCACTGCATGCCGTGGTATTCGGCGAGACACGCAAGGGGGCAGCGCTGGCCCGCACTGAGGCGCAATCGGCCTTTGAAGGCCTGAGCACGATCCCGCCCGGGTTCATCGCGCCGGGGTCTGCGTGGGCCGTTGGCAACTGGCCGGCTGACGACATCGGTTCATCGAACTGCCTTGCCCTGCATCGGTTGGTCTGGGACCAGTGCGTGAACGGGTACGGATTCGACATCTCGGTGTCGACCTCGATGGCGACGCACCCGGACGGCCATTTCGCAGTCTTCTGCCACCACTACGACGCACTGGACGTGTTCGATCTGATCGAGTATCGGCGTGTGGTCGATGGCGTCGAGTCGTTCGACCGGACAACCCACGTTGAAGCCTGGACAAAGGTTTTCGGGACTTCGTTCGACCCGGCATCCTATGCGGAGAAGGTTGTGAGCGATAAGCCGCTGGTGATCCAGCGCTTCGCTAGCTGGAGGAACATCAAGCTGCCTGCGCTTGCCGCATCGGCCGACCTCACGATGAATCAGCGACTGAAAGACCCAAAATGAGCACATTACGGAGAACGTCGCGAACTTTGACCATCCCGGGAACGCCGCCGGTTCCGCCGGAACTCCCGTGGGTGGAATACATCGCGGACGACGACAAGATCCCGGCGCTCCCCGCCACCCGTGTGAAAAGCATCTTCCCGTGGGCGGCCAGCAAGTCGGACGGTTCCGTTCCGACGTCGGGCAGTTCGAGCTCCACGTCGGCGGCGACAGGAGGCGGGAGCATGTCGGAGCTCGGCGGCTACTACACCCAGGCCTCGTACAACGGCGTGCCCGGAACCTACGTGGTGACGAAGCGCCCTGATGGCAGCTACACCGTGGTGCGCGTATGACCGTCATTTACCACCTCGGATCACCGGGAACTCCCGGCACCCCCGACACCGTTCTGACCGTCGATAGCGTTGGCTGGGCTTCCGGGGCAATCAGCATTCCCCGCGTCTCGGGCAATGGCGGCTATGAGTTCAAGGTGCCGTCCACCGTCGTGGGTGCGGTGTGCGGCATTGCCAACAGCTACCGAGGGGTCGGCTATACCTCGATCACCCACGCGCTGTACTTCAGCCACGGCGCTGTCTCGCTGCTGGAGGCGGGCAGCACGATCCAGACGCTTGGCAGCTACTCGTCGAGCGACACCTGGATTGTCTATCGCACCGGCGACACCTTCTTTGCCTTCAAGAACGGCGCGCTCGTCGTGGCTCGCCCGATGCTTTTCAGCGGCGACTTCATCCTGGCTGGCGCCCTCTACTGCGCGGACGACACGATCGTCGACGCGAAGGTGATCAACGTCGCACGGGGCAGCGCTGTAGCTGAGATCGGGCCGATTCGCGCGCTTGCGATGAGCGGCTACTCCAATTTTGGGGTGGTGGAGCTTTCTGTCTCGGCCATGGCCACGGCCGGAAATCACGGCTGGGCATCTGCAACGATCGGAAGCGTTCAGGCCAAGGGCGGGAATGTGGTCTACGCCGACGCCGACGTCAGTGTCGGCCCGCTGACTGCGTTCGGTGAGCAGGATGCACTGGCGCCTTCCTGGGGCATGGGCTCAGCCGCCATTGGCGGGCTGATGTGCAGTTCGTTCGGATTCACGGGCGCCGTTGGCAGCGGGGTGGCGAAGCTGGACGGCGTGAAGGCGCTGGCAGCGAACAAGCCCTATGCGGAGGCCGGCGGCCCGGTCTTTGGGCTAGATGCGTTCGGTGCCGAGGCGCTTGATGTGTCGTTCGCTGTGCTGGAGTACGGCGGCCCGTACATCGTTCGTGGCGTCGCATCTCCTTCTACCGCGAGCGGGATGCAGGAGGACTACCCTCTGCGGGCTGTTCTCGATGCGCGCGGTGGAGCCCGCGCAGAGATCAAGCCTTCCCGCGCGGTTATCGATGCGCATTGTTCTGTGCCGAACGTGGGCCGGGCTGAACTTGTCGCGCAGGCTCCACTCCTTGACGCGGCAATCACGATCAGCGGCCGGGCCCAGGTCGAAGCGAAGTACCGTGGCGGATACGCCATCGCGGCGCGTGGTGGGGCGATCGCGGAGCTCTACGCGCGCCCAGGTTACGCCGTCGATGCATCGGGAACGCGCGGGCTAGTTGGCCTCGCCGACCTGGTATTCCTTGGCCGCGCGGTCATCGATGCCAAGGCCGCGCGGGCAAACTTCGCGATCGGCGAGATCATCGGGCCTGCGCCCGTCGCAACGCCCGTCAACGAGGCGTGGCTGGTTGGGCCGCGCCCGATCCTCTATGCCTTGGCGAGCAACCCGGCCGAGCTTGAAGCAGGCTATGAAGCCTATGCGGTCAACCTGAAGACGAACGCAGTCACGCGATACGTCGGCTTTGCCTTCGACAACATCCTGCGCTTCGGCGATCGCTTCTTTGGTGTGCGCGCTGACGGGGTTTTCGAGCTTACGGGGGATGACGACAACGGGGTGCCCATCGAGGCCCGCATCACGACGTTCTTCACCGACTTCGATTCGGCGAATTTCAAGCGCGTGCCGTGGGTTTATGTGGTTGGGCGACTCTCCGGGAGCCTGCGGGTGACCGTTTCGCCGGCCGGGGGGACGGCGTACTCCTACCCGACGGTGGGTTCCTACGCCGGGCAGACGCTGACGCACCGGGCTAGGGTTGGCCGAGGGATCAAGGCCACCCGATACTCGTTCACGATCGGCAACGGTGGCCATGCGTTCGAGTTGGACCGGGTTGAGGCCGTGGTCGACGTTCTGACGAGGGCGATGTAATGGCAACAGACGTTGGTGGCGTAATCGAGGCTGCGCAGACGACTGCGCGCGAACTGGCTGAGAAGGCCGGCAACATGGTCGATTCCGCAATGCGGGCATTCGACTACCGTGTTTTCGGCGGTGGGCTCTCTCAGCCCATCAGCTTCACGGCGGCCTCTCTGGAGGTGGGTGACGCCCCGGTGTACGAAGGCCCGCGCTTCGAGGCGCCGGACGCCCCGGGCGACCTCCCGGAAATGCAGCCCGTCCCGGCCTACGTGGCACCGGCTGCGCCTGATCGCTCACTGCTGGCCGACATGCCTTCGCGTGTTGAGTTTGCGACTCCCGGCGAGGTGCCCACGCTGCGGGTTGCTCCTCCAGTGATCAGTGACGTCGACGTGCCGGTGGAGCCGCCTGCGCTTTCGGACATCGTGATCGATCCGCCGATACTGCGGGACTTCACCATCCCGGATGTGCCGGACGTTCCGCTGCCGGTGTTTGACGTGGCCCGGCCGGATACCGCAATCGAAGCGCCTGGCGATTTCGTTGGCCAGTATCGCGTCGACTTTGCCGATCAGGGGCACTCGCTGCGCGCCGATCTGGAAGGCTCGATTGACGCTTACCTGCTGAAAATTAATCCGCGCTTCCGGGAGCAGATGGCAACGCTGGAGGCGAAGCTGGCGAAGTTCGCTGAGGGCGGCACGGCCCTGGCACCGTCTGTTGAATCCGCGATCTTTGCCCGGGCCGCGGACAAGACCAACGCGGAGTACCAGCGACTGCGGGATACCGCCTATGCCGAAGGCGCCAGCCGCGGCTTCACCATGCCGGGCGGTGCCGTGTATTCGGCAGCGATGCAGGCCCGGCAGGCTGGCGCCGATGCCAATGCGCGGGCGGCGCTCGATATCGCCATCGAGCAGGCGAAGCTGGAGCAGCAGAATGTGCAGTTCGCCCTGACGCAATCGGCCAACCTGCGCCAACTGGTGCTGGGGGCTGCGCAGCAGTGGGCCGGCACGCTGGTGCAACTGAACGGGCAGGCGCTGCAGTTCGCGTCAGGTGTGATGCAGGCGACGATCGAGCTCTACGGGATGAAGATCAAGATCGCCCAGGCCCGTATCGACGTGTACCGCGCGGAGGCCCAGGTCTACGAATCCCGCCTGAAGGCTTCACTGGCGGCCTACGACGCCTACCGGGCCCACATCGACGCCATCAAGGCCGGGGTGGAGGTGGAGCAGGCGCGGGTGCAGGCATTCGTGGCCAAGATGAACAGCTACGCCTCCATCGCCAACGTGTATCGGGCCAGGCTCGATGGGGTGGCCGCAAAGGCCTCCATCGAGAAGATCAAAGCGGACCTGTTTGGCGCTCAGGTGCAGGGCTATTCGGCCCAGGTGCAGGGCTACACCGCAGCATGGTCCGGTTATCGGGCGCGGGTTGAGGGGAAAGCCAGCGAATGGCAGGCGTACGGACACAAGGTGCAGGCCTTCAGCGCCCAGCTTGATGCGCAGAAGTCGGAGATCCAAGCGCGGCTTGCCGAGATCGAGGCTACCGCCAAGACCAACGCCGCGACGGCTTCTGCCTACTCAGCCAAGGTGAATGGCTACGAGGCGCTGGTGCGCGGCAAGAGTGCGGCCGTGCAAGCGGAGATCGGCAGCTTTGACAGCACGATCAAGGCCTACATGGCAGGCGTGCACGCCAAGGAAGCCAAGGCCCGTATTGACCTGGCAAACAGCGAAGGACAGGCCCGGGTTGCAATTTCGAGCTACGAAGCCGAGTCACGCACCTTCTTGGCGACGGCGCAGATGGAGTACCGGCGCATGACCGACATTGCCGGTGTGGCGACCGCTGGCGCAAAGGTGCATGGCGATATGGCCAGTTCCGCGCTGGCCGGAATGAACGCACTGGCTGCGTCCATCGAATCTCAATCTCTCTGAGGTGAAAGACATGAAAGGCTTCAAACCCAAGGGGGCGTGCTACGCAAACGGCGGCATGGTTCGCGGCCCCGGTACCGGCACGTCCGATTCTGTGCACGACAAGGTGCCGCCGGGCACGTTCGTCATGCCGGCCGACAGCACCGAGAAGATCGGCGCCGAGCAGCTTGAGGGCATGGGGTTCAAGGCCGGCAAGCGGGGGATGGCGAAGGCCTCCGCACCGATGGCGCGCCTCGGCTTCAAAGCCAAGGCGGCTGCGCCGGAAGTGCCGGTGAACCTGAGCAATGGAGAATTCAAACTGACGCCCGAGCAGGTGCACGCCATCGGCGCCGAGGTGCTCGAGGGGATGAAGGACGCTACCCACGAGGCGACGGAGCCCGGTGAGGAAGGGAAGGGTGGCGACGTGGCGCGCGACGCGCTGTACTTCGCCAACGGCGGACTGGTGGAGGACGAGCGCAAGAAGCAACGCCCGCTGGCCACCAGCCCCAGCAACACCTACCCTGGCAATCAGGCCGAGGCGGCGGGCAACATCTACGCCAAGTCGAACGCCGATCTCGCCGACGGCGCCCGCCAAGTGGGCGGCTTCATGTCCCGTGCCTTCCCGGGTACGGTGATCGGCACGCAGGGCGCGGGCCAGGCGGTGCAGGACGCCTACAAGCAGGGCGGCGTCGGCGCGGCCATCGGGCAGGGCTTCCGCGGTGCGATGGTGCCGGCCGTTGGCCTTGCAGATGACGTGATGGGCGGCGTGAAGCGGGTGATCGACCCGGCGGCCCAGGCGCTCAAGACCTTCGTGACCGGCGACGCGACGCCGATCGGCGAGGAGCCGGCGGCGGCCCCCGGCCAGAGCCCGGCAACGGCCGCAAAGCCGGCCACCCCGGCGGCGCCCGCGACCATGGGGAGCAACCCGAACTACGGCAACGAGCCGAACGCTCCGGCCAACACCGCCGGCGCGACGTCTGCCAGCCTGCCCAACAACGTCACCCGCACCGGCAACAGCTACAGCGGCCAGAACATCGGGCAGGGATTCACGATCAACGGCCAGGAGCCCCGCGCCGGCGGGTATGTGGCCCCCGGCGCGTCGAGTTCCGGCGTGGGCGGTTCGGACGTGATGGGCATCCTTCAGCGGGAAAGCCAGATCCGCGCCGGCATGGGTGCGCTGCAAGATCAGATCAATTTCAACGGTGGCGGTTACGGCTTCCGCAAGGTCGGCACCGATGAAGCGATCCGTGACATGGTGGTTCGTGGCAACTCCCGCGACCGCGCCGCTGCGCTGGGCTTCATGGGTGGGCGCCAGGATGCAGCCGACCGCTACGACCTGACCCGTCAGGATCAGGCGCTGCGTCAGCAGGATGCGCTCTCACGGCAAGGGATCGCCGCCGGTGAGTTCGGGCTGAAGAAGGAGGCTCAGGGCTTCCAGTCAGCAGTTGCCCGCCGCCAGGAGGCGCTGCAGGCGCAGTACGACGAGGCCAAGACGCCCGAGGAGCGCGCCACCATCGCCCAGAAGATCCGCGACCTGACGGGCAAGCAGGACAACCGCTTCACGGTGGTGCCCGGCGGGCAGGAGGTTGATCCGACGACCAACCAGCTGGTGACGCGTCCGGCGCGGGTGCTCAACAACCAGACGGGGCAGTTCGTGGATCAGCCCGGACAGGGCAAGGCAGCCGCGGTGCCGAATCGCGCAGTTGGAACGGTTTCCAAAGTAGGTAACCGGACCGCCGTGTGGGATGGGGCAAAATGGGTGGAGAAAACTTGATCAGCGCACGGTCGTGATGATGCCGCTTTCCCAATCGACTTCTGGTTTGTCGTAGAGTCGGCGGCAAGCGGCGCCAATCAGGCCGGCGGCCCGGTTACTCCGGGTTTCGCCGGCCTTTTTCATGGTGCAGTCGGCGCCGGCGCTGTACGCGAACCAGCCACGGCCGGCGCCTTGCTTGACGGCCCCGAATCCGCCGGGGTGCTGGGCTGCGCACACCTGATACACGGCTTGGGCGGCCACGTCATTCTGCACGCCCGGCAGCTTGTCGAGCAGGCAGGTGGCGAAGTCCCCTGCGGTGGCCATCGAAGGTAGCAGGGCGGCGAGGAAAACGGCGGTTTTCATGCCTGTGTTATACGACGGATTAGCACTCATCTGCAACGCCGCCCATGTCACCCCGTCACCCTGTAAGGTTTGCCCGCCAGCCGGCTCGCCCGAAGAATCTGATCGCCTATGAGCGGTCTTTTTTTTGAGGGTTGGGCGCGATGATCAAGTTTGGCAAACATGAAACGCAGCGGGGAAACCCTTTGTCAGCGCCTTCGCGCCTTGGCTCCGCATTGCGCGCACACGAGGTAGCCGCGGTCTGCGCCCGTGCCTGGCTGAAGAAGGGCGAGCTTCTCGCTACCGAAGCAGCCTGCGCAGTACTGCGGGGCGTCTGGGTCGTCGGGCGAAGCATCCTTCCGCCGATAAGCCCAGGCGCCACCGGGAAGACGGAAGCGTTCGTACTGATCAAGTTCCAGTTTCTTCTGATTCAGCTTGGCGATGTCGTCCTTCGCTTGGGCGAGCGCCGCCTCCGACTTGCGCAGCGCCTCTTTGAGATCAAAAACCTCTTGCTGCAGCCCAAAGAGTTGCCCGTTGTGGGCAAAGAGGCTGTCTTGGGCTTTGAGAATTTGATCGTTCATCTGGGCAACTGTCGACGCCATCTGGTTGAAGTCGCGAATGCCAATCGCGGCCTTTCCGATGTCTCTGGCTGCGCTGATCGCCGCAGTGGTCGCGCTGATGAATGATAGATCCATGGCTTCCCCCTTGTGATAGGTGCGTTGGTGGAACTTCGCATTCTATCGGCATTGTGGGAAGCCGCTTATTTTCGGGGGTGGCATGGCTGATGTGGATTGGGAAAGTGGAGAGATGAGCGCTCCACATGGTGGCGGGAGTGCTCCAGATTGGGAGGCGGGAGAGATCAGTACTCCGCCCGAAGGCGGCTTCGTCGCCTCCGCGAAGCAGTCCATCGGCTCCGCCATCAAGGGTGCGGGCCAGGCCGCAGCCGACTTCATCCCCGGCGTCGGGCAGGACAACGCCGTCAAGCGCTACGGCCAGGAGGTGATCGACGCGAATCCGACGGCGGTGAAGTCGCTGGGGGACATCGCGGACAACCCGGGCACTGCCGTGAAGGAGGCCGTCGGCAATGCCGCCGGCTCGATGGGCCCCATGATCGGCGCCCGCCTGCTGGGCCAGGGCATCACCGCTGCCGCACCGCTGACCGGCCCGTTCGCCCCGGTGACGGCTGCCGTCGGCCAGGGCGTGGCATGGCTGGGCCCGGCTGCCGCAGCTGCGCTGCCGTCGTTCGGCGGTATTCGGGAACAGCAGATCAAGGACGACCCCAGCAAGGCCGACGACCTGGGAGCCAAGGCCCGGGCGGCGACCGGCGCCGCAGCAGTGGGGGCGATCGAGAGCAAGTTCGGGCCGCAGGAGTGGGCGCTTGGTGCGCTCACGAAGGACGGCCGGGCGAAGCTGGCCGAGAAGTTCGCGGCGAAGACCCTGGGCGGGTCCGTCGCGAAGGGCGCAGCCACCGGTGCCGCCGTTGAGGGCGCCGAGGAACTGGTGCAGAACCCGATTGAGCAGATCGCGGCATACCAAGACCCGACCACCGCCGAGAACGTGCAGGACACGCTCTTCGGGGGCGCGATGGGGGCGATCGGCGGCGGCGTGCTGGGCGGTGGCTTTGGTGGCGTTTCCCGCGCGATGGGTAGTGACGAGAAGGCGCCGGGCGCCGCGCCGGCGGAAGCGGGAGGCGAAGAGCCCGGCGCGGCCCCGCTGGCGCTGCCGGCTCCGACCTACACCGGCACACCGACCGACCAGATCCTGCAGGCTGAGGCAGAGCGCCAGAACCTGGTGGACGAAGCGCAGGCCCGTGCCCGCGACCTGTACCAGCGTCGCGACGCCTTCGATGCCGCGCGCACGCCGTCCGAGCCCGGGCCCGACCTGTCGCCGGTGCGCGAAGCCAACGCCGTGCGCCTGGATGCCTTGGGCCAGCAGGAGGCCGGGGAGCCCGATGTGCCGCAGAGCGCGCCCCCGGATGGTGGGGCGATCCTCGAGGCGCGCCGGAATGCCGAGATCGCAGCCGGCCGGGCGATGGCCAGCCCGGACGATGAGATTCTGCAGTCCATCGGCGCAGCCGAGCCGCCGCACCGGGCGATGGGCATCGACCCGGCTGCCGGGCCGCTTTCGGCAGGTGCGGCGATCGCGGTGGATACTGGCGCGCATCAGGCGCTGACGGCGCCGGCCGCCGGGCCGCTCGCGAGTGCGGCGCCAAGTCCGGCGGCTCAGGGGGGCGCCGAAGGCCCGGCAGCCCGCTGGGCGGCAATGACCCCCCAAGAGCGCGCAGACGTGGCCGGGCGTGTCGGCTTGCCGCCGGTGATCGCCCGCAACATCCCGCGCGCCGGGTGGGAAAGCCTGAACGGCGATCTGCAGGACCGCATTTCAAGGGCGATGGCGCCGGCTGGCGCGCCGTCGGCGTCAAGCGGCAGCAGTGCGGACCTGGGTGACGGTTGGGCGGCCTTCCCGCCGGAGAGCGGTACCCTTGCCGTGCCGCGGGCGCAGATGCCGCAAATCAAGGCCGAGCACCGCGGTGCCATGACGAATTTCATGAGCGCCCGGGGCGTGTCGCATACCACCGAGGAAGTGCCGGCCAACTCCCTGCGCCCGACGCAAGCCGAGTTCTCGCCGGAGAAGGTGAAGAAGGCCGCAGGCTTCGAGGGAGGCGACCGCTCGATTCTGGTGTCGTCCGACAACTACGTGCTAGACGGGCACCATCAGTGGCTCGCCAAGCGCGAGGCCGACGCGCCGGTGAAGGTGATCCGGCTGAACGCGCCGATCCAGCAGCTGATCGGCTTGGCTCACGAGTTCCCGAGCTCGACCACCGCCGGCGGCGCCAACGCGTCGAATGGGCTGGGTGACCGCGGGCGTGCGGCCGCAGCAGCGGACGATCTTCGCGCGATGTCGCAGGATGCCGGGTGGGCCGAGCGCGGCGGGCTTCTGATCCGCGACAGCGCCGGTAATGCCACCGGCCGCACGAAGTGGCTGCCGCGGGCGGAATGGTTCATGGCGGGCATGGAGGCCGACCCGGCGACGCTGGCGCGCGACATTGACCGCTACGTCAACGGCGAGAAGGTGCCCGCGAAGAGCCGCCGCACCGTTGAGGGCATGCTGGATTGGCTGGATACTCAACGCGGAGAGCCCCGTCTGGATGAAGACGCATCGGCGTATGATTTCGAGGCCGCCGGGATTGGGCAGGATGCAAGCGAAGATGCCATGTTGATCGGTGAAATCTTCGTCGAGGCTGCGCCGCAGGAAGACGCCGCGGTGATGCGCGCGCTGGGCTTTACCGAACAGGAGATTCAGGATGTCGTTGGACAGCAAGCAGATCGAGAAGGGCAGGGCGGCCCTCGCCAAGCTGACGCCGGAAGAGCGCAAGAAGCTGGTGAAGTCGCTCGCGGTGATGCACAAGCGCAAGGTGAAGCGCGAAGTGAAGGCAGCCCCGAAGGGCTGACCAGCTACAGCAACGAAGACATAGCCCGTCAGGAGGCCGCCCAGCGTGATGCGGCCTCCAAGGAAGAGCGGGCACAGCGCGAGGCCGACCAGAAAGCCCAGGCCGACGCCGAGCGCGACACCTTCACGCTGACTGGCAGTGACCGGCCCGCCGACGTGCTGGCCGCCCAGGGGCAGGGCGGGCTGTTCGATGCGCCGGCGGCAGCGGCAGCGCCCAAACCCCAGGCAGCACCGGCCAAGGCCGACCCCGGCACCCGCTGGGATTCCCTGACCGCCGAGCAGCGCGCCGCGATCCTGACCCAGCCGGGCGGGTGGTCCACCGCGGCCGGCGGGCTCAACGTGATCGGCAAGCAGCTGGCCGGCAAGGGCTGGGAGCAGATCACCGCGGGTACGCGCAGCACGATCGAGCGGCTGATGGAAAAGGCCCGCAATCAAGAGTCGATCAAGAACGAAACCCGCGCCGATGCTGGGCCGGATGCCAATGCCGCGTCCGCCAATCAAGAAGCCGTCAAGAATCCTGCGCCCGCCGAGCAGCCGGCCGTAGGGGAGGCGCCAAGCCCTCTTGAGGCCATATTCTCGGACCTCAATTCCGACTCCACCCGCAAAGCCAACAAGGCCCGTCGCGCTGCCGCCAAGCTGCCCCAGGCCGCGCGCATCGATTACGTGCAAGCCAACTTCCACGACCTACTGATCCAGATGATGGGTGCCGGCGTGCTTGAGGTGAATGGCGCCACAACACTGACCGAGGACAACAAGCCATGCCTGTGAAATCCATCCTGAGCCGTGCCGACAAGCAGATCATCCAGGAGGCCATCCAGATGGAGCTCTACGCCTCGCACCTCTACAAGCAGGTGGCGAACTGCATGCAGCGAGCTGGTTACTTCGGGGCGCAGTCCTTCTTTGCAGGCGAGGCGGGCGACGAACTCGAACATTACGAGAAGCACGTCCAGTTCATGAACGACATGGGCGACCTGGCCGAGTTGCCGGCCCTGAAGGCGATCACCGATCGGCCGGGCGAGTTGGAGGCGGCGATGCGGCTGGGCTTCGACACTGAGGTAGCGCTGGGCCGGCAGTACGAGAAATGGTATCGCTCGGCCGAAAGCGAGATGACGCGACAGCACCTGCTGCAGTTCCTCGAGATCCAGCGCAAGAGCATCGGCGGGTACGGCGACTGGCTGGCGCGGATCGAGAAGTCCAGCGGCGACGAGTGCGGCCTGCTGGTGATCGACGCCGCGATTGGGGGCAAGTGATGGCCTGCACCTACCGGATGAAAGACGCCGCCGGCGCCTGGCAGACGATCAGCGGCAAGCCGGCGATGATGGCGGCGCTGGCCGAGGGACGGCTGGATCATCTGCTGCCGGCGGGGACGGTGGCGGCGATGACGGCGCCTGCTGCAGCCGAGCAGAACGCTGCCCCCGCGCCGCGCCCGGCACCCGCAGCCGCCCCGAATACCATCTTCACCGAGGATGCTGCGGCGAAGGCCCGGGAACTGCTGCGCCGGAAGTTAGCCCAACTGAATAGCGGGCTCGACCCCGAGATGCTGCAGGCGGGCATCACCCTGGCCGGCTATCATATCGAGAAGGGCGCCCGCTCGTTTGCAGCCTACGCCGAGGCCATGCTGGCAGACCTGGGCGGTGCGGTGCGGCCCTACCTGAAAAGCTGGTACATGGGGGTGAAGTACGACCCGCGTGCCGCCGGCTTCGATGGCATGGACTCCGCGGCCACCGTCGAGGCGGCCGATCTGAACACGTTTGGGAAAGGGATGCAGGATGTACCAGGTGCCGACAGCCGTGTGGAACGAGATAGCGCAGTCGCAGCCCCTGAGCGAGCCGTGGGCGACGCTGTTCAGAATGTCCGGCGAGGAAATGCCGAAGGGGATCGAGAAGTTGGTGGACGCGCCGGCCGAGGCAGCCGGGGCCGACAATCGGACGGTGCTGGCGTACCGGCTGACCGCGCCCCTGCTGGTGGAGAACGAGGCGATCAGCACCTACCTGCAGGAAACCCAACAGTCGTCCTTGCGGACATCGCTTCCGGAAGTGACTTCCGTGAACGAGGCGGTGATGTTGGCTTCGATGGAGTATCAGCTGACCCAATCCCAGCAGGACAAGTTGCATCAACTGCTGGTGCGGGCGCTTCGATCATCCCGCGAATCGTCCAGCAGCGCGCTGCAGAAAAGCTGAATGTCGTCCCGGGTGATCTGGAAAACATCCGGTCCACCCTGCCGTACCTGCTGCCGGGCCAGCAGGAGGATGTTCAGAAGGCCGAGCAGCGATTTGCCAAGCCGGACGGCTACGGCATGCTGTTCACGAACGGCACCGGCACCGGAAAAACCTTCACCGGCCTGGGCATCGTCAAGCGCTTTGATCGTCAGGGGAAGAGCAACACCCTGATTGTGGTCCCCGATGACAAGATCGCGGCGGACTGGATTGAATCGGGCGTTCCGCTGGGCCTCGATATCAGCAAGCTGAAGGACACCAAGGATGTCGGCAAAGGCATCGTGGTGGCCACCTATGCCAACCTCGGCGAGAACGACCAGTTGGCCACCCGGGAGTGGGATCTGGTGGTAGCGGACGAGGCTCACACCCTCATGCAGTCGGCCGACGGCCGGGAGACTTCCTACCTCAGCAACCTCCGCGCGATCACGCTGCATCCGGATGGCGCCTACCAGCGGCACACCATGCTGCATCGTGAGGACATCGACAAGCTGCGCGAGCTCACGGCCAGGATCTCGGGAAACATCAAGATCCTGAACAACCCTGACACGATGGACGCCATGATTTCCTCCGTGCGTGAGGAAAATCAGAAGCTGGAAGCTGACGCCCGCAAGCTCTCGGAGAAAATCCGCAAGACCACGGAAGAGGTGAAGACCTACGTGGCGGAGCGCCAGGGCGCCGCCCGGCCGCGACTGGTGGCCTTGTCGGCAACGCCCTTCGCCTACGAGAAAACGGTGGATTGGGCGAACGGCTATCTGTTCGATTACGACGAGGGCCGCGGCGACGACCGGAACGGCAGCAGGAGCTACAACGAGGGCAGCAACCGCGAACAGTTCTTCATGCAGCACTTCGGCTACCGGATGCGCTACAACAAGCTCACCGAGCCGGACGGAACGAAGGTTGACCGCGGGCTGTTGCAGCGCCAGTTCAACGGCTGGCTCAAGTCGAAGGGCAGCCTGTCTGGCCGGATGCTGGATGTGGCAGCGGACTATGACCGGCGTTTCGTGCTGGTGGACTCGGCCATCGGGAACCAGATCGACGACGCGCTGAACTGGTTGAGCGAGAGCGCCCGCAACGCCGCCAAGGACGATCGAGGCTTTGCCACGCTGCGCGACCTGATCGGCGAGAAGTTCGACTACCTGAGCCGGCGCTATCTGCTGGAGGCGATCAAGGCGACCGAGGCTGTTCCTATCGTCAAGGAGCACATGCGCCTTGGGCGGAAAGTGGTGGTCTTCCACGACTACAAGAAGGGCGGCGGTTTCAACCCGTTCCGGATGGAGAGGGCGCAAGAGCTCCCCGACGCAACGCCCGAAGATCTGCAACGCGCCCAGCAGTACAACGCGGCGCTTCGCCAGTTCAATGCGAAGTTCGCAAGCCTCGTGAATGCGCCGCTTGGCGGCCTTCCTTCGCCGGTGGCGGTATTCAAGCGAGAGTTCCCTGGGGTGCTGCTGATCAACGGCGACGAGAAGAAGTCGGATCTGCTGAAGCGTTACAAGCACTTTCAGGACGACGCCAGCGGCCCGCAGGTGATGCTGGTGCAATCGGCCAAGAACAAGGGCTGGAGCGGTCACGACACCACCGGAAAGCACCCGCGCGTACTGATCAACCTCGGGCAACCGACCGCGCCGACGCTGGCGATCCAGCAGGAGGGCCGCATCTACCGCACCGGCCAGGTAAGCAACGCGATCATGCGCTACCTGAACACGGGCACGAACTGGGAAAAGTGGGCCTTTGCCACGACCATTGCGTCTCGCGCCAGCGCTGCGGAGAACCTTGGGATGGGAGAGCTTTCCAGAGCGCTCAAGGACAGCTTCATCTCTGCCTTCGAGGAGTCGGACGCCTACCCGCCGGGCCACGAAGGCGAGGGCACCGGCGGCAAGGAGCGGGACAAGGCACAGAACAACGCCCTGACCGCCTACGACCGGGCCAAGACTTTCTATTGGGCGACCCAGAAGAAGAACAGCAGGACGAAGGCGCAGGAGGGCGTGGACTACTTCGCCACCCCAGAGCCGGTTGGCTTCAAGATGGTGGGGTGGCTGGGCCTGCGAGGCGGCGAGGATGCGCTGGAGCCCAGCGCCGGGCACGGAGCAATCGCTCGCTGGCTGCCCGACACGGCGAGCCGAACGGTGATCGAGCCGAGCCCCGCGCTGCGCTCCAGGCTGGCGATGGTGATGAATCCTGCTGACGACCGGATCATCGACGGAACCTTCGAGGATCTAGCCGCCGCTAACAAGTTCGACGGCATCGTGATGAACCCGCCGTTCGGCGTTGGCGGGAAGACTGCGATTGAGCATCTGGCGAAGGCCGCGACACACCTGCGCGATGGCGGGCGAATCGTGGCGCTGATCCCGACCGGCCCGGCAGCCGACAAGCGCTTCGAGAAGTGGCTCTATGAGAAGCAAGAGCGCCAGGTGAAGCCTATCGGGACTGTCATGATCGACGGTAAGGAAACGCCAATCTACCGCGGCGACACCGTAACGACTTCTGGTTTTGGCGCAAAGAGCGAGATGGTGGCTTACGCCATTGAGAAGCCGGCCAGCATGTCTGCGCAGTATGTCCGACCCAAGGGCGGCAACCTGTCGAATGCGATCAACCTGACCGCCGTAACAGCCGTGTCGCCGACCGGGCCGCGAACTGAGCAATACAGCGACGCCGATAGCCTGCACCTTGTCGCTGAGGTGCGCCTGCCTCAGGTGACGTTCGAGCGCGCCGGTACGGCTGTGGCTACCCGCATCATAGTGATCGACAAACACCAAGATGCAGCCCGTTCGCAGGCGGATCGCAGCCACATCGACCTGGCTGGGATAGATGATATCCGCGAGTTGTTCGACCGACTCGAGAACATGGAACTTCCTGCCCGCCGGATGACCGCCGCGCAAGAGGCCGCCGCGAAGGCGGAGCAGAACGGCCAGCCGAAGAGCGTGGCGCCGGTATCGACCACGCCGGGGGACGTTGCGGCGCAGCCCGCAGCCGGCCCGGAGACCCAACTGGGGACGATGATCGAGCGCAACGGCCGTGAAACCGTGGAGCACATCACCCAGAAGGGTAAGAAGCTTCGCGGGATCGTCGCCAACGACATCACCAAGGAGCAGGCCCAGGAGATCGACCCTTACACCTTCAAGAAAGACGGGGGGTGGTTCATCCGGGAGCGGCATGTTCAGGCTTCCTTGGGCGTAGGTGACGCCAGCACGATGCGCTCTACGCCGGTAGGCGTCACCGCCGAATCCCTCCCCGGCATCTTCTCGAAGCGCTTCCCCAAGCTGTCTGCCGCCGTGGAGGAAATGCTTGCCCGCGGCACGCTTGGCAAGAAGGGCGGCTTGGTGGTGCTTGACACGAACGACGAGGTAGAGATTGCCCGCGAGTACGCCGAACGCGCCGGACACAGCTTCGACGAGACGGTTCAGTTCTTTGAATCGGGCGATGGGCAGTACATCAACGCCTTCTTCGACCCGGTTTCCGGCCTGACCTTCCTGATCGGCCCGAACTTGACGGCGGACAGCGCACCGGCGCTGGTGATGCACGAGGCTGTGCACGGGCAGCGGCGGGAATGGGTCAATGCGAAGGCGCTGGCGTTGATCGACGGCCGGGGTGGCGAGACGAATCCGATGCTGCGGGCCTTCCTTGATCGGGTTGCCAAGCGAATGGAGTTGGTTGACGAAGCGGGGAATGAGAACGAGGCCGCCTCCTACATCGTGGAACTCGCCGTGAAGGAAGGTCGCAGCGGATCGGGCTTCTCGGCCGCTGAAGGCCCGATGCTGGCGTGGATCGAGCGCAACATCGGCAAGCCGGTGGCTGACATCGTGCGCGACTTTGTGGCGACGGTGCGGGCCTGGGCGCTGGCGCACGGCGTGCCGCTCAAGTCTGTGACGGTGGACGATCTGGTGGCCTACGCGCAGGCCGGCGTGCGGAAGGCGGCGCAGGGCCGCGTGCTGACCGTGCAGGGGGATGGGGCGCAGCGGTCGATGGAGAATAGAGGTTCTTCTGGTAATGTTGCGGGCATGGCTGACGAAACCAACGTCGCCGGCAAACAAGCGCCCACCCCGGCCGGCGACGATCAAGCGGGAGGCGATAAGTTCATCGCCTACAGTTCAGACAAGGCGGACGATTACCTTGATTCCGTAAAGGATGAAGCAGAAGAGTCCGGGAAACGCGTTTTCTTCCACGTCAGTCCAGAAAAAAACATTTCGTCTATCCAGGATGATGGCGGTCAAAAAGCCGATTTTGGTGGCTTGTTTGCACTTGAGAATTACACCCCAGGGCAGCAGGATCATTACGGTAAATACCTGCACGAAATCAAGATTGAGGAAGACGCCAGAATCGCCACGGAAGACGACATCCGCGAACTGCTGGAGTCCGGCGATTACGATGACTTGCTTAGTGGCTACTCCGACGACGAAAACGACATTTCCGACCTTCGCGAATTAGTGGCGGACGGTATGTCTCGCTTCATCGGTGACGAAGACGCCGCTTCATTGCTTTCGCTTGACCCGAATGACGCTCAGTGGGTAGCGCAAACCATCCGCTCCAAAGTCGCCAAAGATGCCGGGTTTGCGGGTCTTTCCGAAGAAGATGGGACGCTTATTTTCACGGGTGATGGCGTATCCGTAAAACTCAGCCGCGTTCAGCCTGACAAGACCGCCAAAGAGCTGAATGAGCCCAGCGCGTCGGCAGGTTCCGACGTGCAGTTCTCCCGCTCCGGCACGGTCCGCACCGCGACCCGCGCCGCAACCGACGCCCTGGCCGCGACCTTCACGGCACCGGGCAAACTGTCCTGGTGGCACAAGACGGTCGGCACCATGTACAACCTGGCCGAGCGCTCGCCGTACTTCGCGCCGGTTTTCCGCGCCGCCCAGGGCTTCATCGACGACGTGAGCCACTACGCGAACGACGCGGCCGAGCAGGCGCCCAAGCTGCTGCCCAAACTCGACAACTGGCGCGACATCTGGAAGTCGCCGATCAGCGCGGCCGACAACAAGGCGATCGCCAAGCCGATCTTCGAGGGCACGCTGATGTGGAAGCGTGACGAGAACGGCCGGCCGGTGCGCGTCGCTGACGACGAGGCGGATAGCGCGGGCATCGTGTGGCACGACTCGGAACTGCGCTCCATGTTTGGCCTTACCGATCAGCAGATCCGGCTCTACCGTGAATTCCGCGCCGCTACGAATCGCAGCGTCGACTCGATGACCCGGGCCGACATGCTGCGCTACGGCGGCAAGGACGCGAAGCCTGTGCGTGACGCGGTGATGGATGCACGCGACCTTACGGCCGCAACCTCGATCCTGCGCCAGCACTTCCGTGACCTGGCCCGCGACGACCCCGATCGCGCAGAACTGCTGACCGCAACGATCAAGGGCATCGAGGACCGGGCGGACCGGGGGAAGATGCTGATGGGCAAGGGGTACGCGCCGCTGTCGCGCTTTGGACGCTACACCGTGGATGTGCTGAAGGACGGCAAGCGCGAGTATTTCGGCCTGTTCGAGACGGCCCGGGAAGCCAACCAGATGGCAGCCCGGATGCGCCGAGAGTTTGGCGTGGGGTCGGTGACGCAGGGCATGCTCTCGCAGGAGGCGTTCAAGCTGTTCGCCGGCGTGACGCCGGAGACGCTGGAGCTCTTCGGCAACGCGCTGGGGCTGGATTCGACTGGCGACGAGGCGCGCGACAAGGCCTTCCAGGAATACCTGAGGCTCACCAAGAGCAACCGCAGCGCCATGAAGCGGATGATCCACCGCCAGGGCATCGCGGGCTATTCCGAGGACGTGACCCGGGTGCTGGCCAGCTTCGTCTATTCCAACGCCCGGCAGACGGCCGCGGGCCTGAACATCGGCGACCTGGGCGAAGCGGTGCAGGCAATCCCGAAAGAGCAGGGCGAGCTCAAGGACGTGGCTTTCCGGCTGGCCGACTACGTGAAGAACCCGCAGGAAGAGGCGCAGGCGATCCGCGGGCTGCTGTTCGCGCAGTACCTGGGCGGCTCGATCGCGTCGGCGTTCGTGAACATGACCCAGCCGGCGGCCGTCACCTTCCCGTGGCTGTCGCAGTTCGGCGGCGCCAAGGCGGCGGCGGCCCAGCTTGCCAAGGCGGCGGCCGACATGGCGAAGAAGCGTTACGAGCCGGATCTGGCAAAGGCGCTGCGCCTGGCAGAAGAAGACGGCACGGTGTCGCCGCAGGAGGTCCACCAGCTGATGGCGCAGGCGCAGGGCAGCGGGGCGCTGCGAGCCGGTGACGGCACCAAGCAGGGCGAGGCGCTGGCGCTGGCGTCCAACGGCCTCAAGCGGCTGGCCTTTGCGTGGGGCAAGGTGTTCGGCATGGCCGAGCAGACGAACCGGCGGATCACCTTCATCGCTGCTTACCGGACGGCGGTGGAGCGCGACATGGACGATCCGGCGAAATTCGCCCGCAAGGCCGTTCAGGAAACGCAGTTCGTCTATTCCAAGGCATCGAAGATGCAATGGGGACGCGGCGCCATCGGCGGCACGCTGATGACCTTCAAGACCTACAGCGTGGCCTATCTCGAGCTCCTGCACCGAATGGCGACGCAGGGCGGCCCCGAGGGCAAGCGCGCGGCGCTGCTGGCGCTGGGCGTGCTCATGCTGATGGGCGGCGTTGGTGGCCTTCCGTTCGCCGGCGACGCCGAGGACGTGGCCGAGGCGCTGGCCAGGATGCTGGGCTACAACATCAGCGTGAAGAAGGCCCGCCAGGAACTGCTGGAAGATGCGTTTGGCCGCGGTATCGCCGGCTTCATCGACAAGGGCATCACCGGCCTTCCGGGTGTGCCGCTGGATGTGTCCGGCCGCCTGGGCATGGGCAACCTGATCCCGGGAACCGGCCTGCTGCAACCGAAGTCCAGCCACACTTCCGACATGCTGGAGATCGTCGGCCCGGCGGGCGACCTGACGAAGCGCGCCTTCGAGGGCGCCGGCAAGCTGCTGCAGGGCGACGTGGCCGGCGCGGCGCTGCAGGTGGCGCCGACGGCGGTGCGCAACGCGGCGAAGGGCGTGGACATGGCCGTCACCGGCATGTACCGCGACGCCAAGGGGTACAAGGTGCTCGACACCAACTTCCTCGAGGCGGCACTGAAGGCCGTCGGATTCCAGCCGCAGAGCGTGGCCGCGATTCAGGAGGCGAACGCCGAGGCCCAGCAGGCAAAGAACTTCTACACCCTTCGGGCGCAGGAGATCCGCGCGAAGTGGGCGGCCGGCATCTTCGAGCAGGACCAGGAGAAGGTGCAGGAGGCCCGCGACGAGATCGCCGACTGGAACCGGAAGAACCCTGATCAGCGCATGGCGATCTCGGTGCCATCGGTGCTCAAGCGGGTGCACGAGATGCGCAAGTCGAAGGACGAGCGGATCGCGGCGACGGCGCCGAAGGCGATGCGGGCCCAGCTGAAGGCGGATTTCGCCAAAGTCCGCGAGGGGGTCTAGGGTTAGCCCGGTGCGGGCCGGCAAATCATGATTGCAGCAACACCATTTGGGGGCAATCATGGCTGACGACCGCACCGGCATTAAGTACATCGGCAACGACAAGACCTGGAAGGACCGGATGTTCGGCACCGGCCTTGTGTGGCAAAAGGGCGAGACGCTGCCGATCTCGATCGACCTGGCGAAGGACTTCCTGAAGCACACCACGCTGTTTCAGGAGGTGCCGGGGTTCTCCTACGTGACGAGTACAACCTCCTTGTCAGGGGTGGTTGATATTCTCGACCCGCGCGACGGCACGCCGCTCGTTCCGTCTGACCTCGGCTGGTCTATTGGCGGCGGAGATCCCACTGCAATCCCCCGGATCAGCGCGCTGGAGTCCATGACGGCGGCGGCGCTGGCGACCCAAACCGTGGTGTCCTATTCGTCGCTGACCGTTGGGCTGGATGCCACGTCACCTTCGGTTCAGGCGCGCGATTTGGTCTTCACCGGTTGGGGGGAGCGATATGCCCCGGCGGGCGTTGCATTCAACGCGATCCGTATTCGACAGATCGCACGCACCGCTGCGCTCGCCACCTCGCGCTGGTCGACGCTTAACGTGATGGTTCGCACCGGCGTGAATTCGTTTAACGCGGGCGCTAGCGTTGTGGCTGTCGGATCTGTTGCGGTAAATGAGGCATCAGACACCCTCAACGATGTTGTGGTCGCCCTCAAAGACCCCACGACTGGAGCTTTCAAGACCCTCACTGACGCCGATTTCAGTGGCGGTGAGTACATGATTTGCGTCTATGCGCTCAACTCGTCAGGCGCTGCAGCTGCATGCGGGGAGCCCCGCGCCACCCAGGCAAACTCGCTCGGCCAGTCGTATTACTTCGCGACGTTCAACGGCAACCCGGTAACGGGGCTTTGGACAGCGACAGCAGCAGGGTCGAACATACGCATTGGCTTCCAGCATCTGCTGGCCGTCAATCCAGTCGAAACGCGCACCTATTCCGGCCCGGGGCTGGCGTTTGCGGAAGCGCTCGCCGCGATGGCCGTCCCCGCGCCTGAAATGGTGATGCCACCCACGATCTACGCAGTGCAAGGCCGCGAGTGCAACGTCTATCTGGATAACCTCCACGTCGGGGCATCGCGGCACTGGGAGCACGACATCACCACGACAGGCAGCGTCGGCACGCAGCAGAACGAACGCTGGACCTGGACGCCAACCGCCGCTGTCACCACCGGCACGATCACCGTTGACGCATACAACCCGCGCAACGGGGTCAAGATGGCCAGCAAGACCGCAAACATCCGGGCGGCGGCCAGCACGGCGCAAAGTGGCACGACGAAGAAAGTGATGGTGATCGGCGACAGCCTGGTCAATGCCGGCGTGATCACGCAGACGCTGCTGGACATCGCCGCAGGCGGCGACGTGATGGGCGTGACGCTTCTGGGCACGCAGGGCACCGCTCCCAACAAGCACGAAGGGCGCGGCGGCTGGACCGTCGATAACTACACGACCGCCGGCCCCACTTACTACGATTTCACGGTGTCCGGCATCACCACGCCTCCGGCGATCAACGCGGCCGAATACACGCACAATGGCAGCACCTACCGCGTGCAGAGCGTGTCGCTGTCCGGCGGCGTCGGGACGATCCGCTGCCGCGTGGTAAGCGGTGGGGCTCCGCTGGCATCGGGCACGCTGACAAAATCGAACGGCAGCGCTGGGGATGCCACGATCACGTTCTCCGCCAGCGCCACCGCGCCGGGAAACCCCTTCTGGATTGGTGGTGCGGTGAACTTTGCGCAGTACCTGACGAACAACAGCTTGGCGGCTCCTGACTGGGTGTTCATCGCGCTGGGCATCAATGATGTCTTCAGCTACATCGATGATGCGGCCTGCTCTGCATTTGCTGATGCCGCATTCGTCAAGCTCGACACGCTGATAGCCAGCATCAAGGCGGCCGGCGCGGGTGTGAAGGTGGGCCTCATGGTGCCGTCGCCGCCGTCTTCCGATCAGGACGCGTTTGGCGCGAACTACGGCGTGGGACAGACCCGTTGGCGTGACAAGCGGAACATCTTGATCTGGGCTCGGCAGATGATCGTGAAGTACAGCGGTCAGGAAGCAAACCGCATCTACATCGTGCCGACGAACACCGCACTGGACACCGTGAACAACATGAACCTTGCCGCGTCTGCGCCCGTGAATAGTCGCAGCGCCGTAAGTTCGACCCGCCAGAACAATGGCGTGCACCCCGCCTCTGCTGGCTATCAGCAGATCGGCGACGCGCTGTGGGCGTTCATGAAGTACCTCGGATAAATCTAGCCCCCCGTTGCGCAGAGATTGAAAAGAGAAAGCCCGGGTTTCCCCGGGCTTTCTCATGGCTGGATCGGATCGCCTGGCGGCACGTGCTCAGGATCGCCGGGGCCTGACTGGAAGCGGTGGACGGCCAGCTTGGCGCCGTCCTCGGTGAGCAGCAGCAGGTGGCGATCGTCGAACGCCTGGGCGTAGAGCTCGGACCACGCGGCCAGCGCTGCGGCGCGCGAGGGCGTGGCGCTGCGGGTGTCTTTCAGCACCTCACTGCCCCCGCGCTTTTGCCTGACCACATAGACCTTGAACATCCATCCTCCGGGTTGATCCGGGGCTAGATCTCCAGCGTCTTCCACTGGCCAGCGTCGAGCCCCCGAGAGTCATTATAGAGGTCCGTCATCTTCTGGTGCTTGTGTCCGAGCAAAATCTGGGTGTTGATGCCCTGTTTTCGGTAAAGGCGCTCGCTCAGGCTACGGCATTCGTGCAGTGACGGCGGATCGCCGTCGCCTTCGTGGAGGCCAATGGCTCCTTCTCGGGCCGTCTCGAAACGCGCCGACAGGCTGCAGAGCGTCAAGGGCTTTCCGGTGCTCTTTCGCAGCAGGAACTCGTCGCCGCGGGCGTAGCTGCGGCAGTCCTCGATGGCTTCCCCGATCGACACGCCGATGCAGTCAAGGCGCAGCGCAAGCGGCAGCCGAAGCAGCGTGCCGGTCTTTTGCTGCTGAATGTGCAGGTAGCCGTCGTGGGCATCCGAAAACCGCATCTTCTGCAGGTCGCCACGGCGCTGTCCGGTGACGAGCGCCAGGACCAGCATGCGCGAAACCCATGAAGGCAAGTTCTGCTTGGCGTGATCGTGGATTGCCTGCCAGTCCTCAAGCGCCAAGCGGCGCCGGGCGACACGATTCGGCATGTGGCGGACTGCCGCGGCCGGGTTGGTGTCGGCCCAGCCGTAGGCGACAGCCTCGGCGAAGCAGGCCCGGGCCTCGATCAGCACGCGACGGGACGTGTGCGGATGGACGGCATGCACGCGGCGGACGAGTTGGGCGACCTGGTGGGGCCGAATGCTAGACACTGTTTCGGTGCCAAGGTCATCGCGGAGGTAGCGCAGGTTATTGCGGCGGTTCCCGAGCGTTTTGTGTCCGAATGGGCGAGTGGTCAGGATCTCATCGTAGATGACGAGCCATTCGGCCAAAGTGCGGAAGCGTGGGGAAAGGCGGCCGATGGTGGCCGCAAGAATGCGTGACATGATGATCTCCACTGAGATGCCCGGAAACCGCCGGGACGGGTGGCTAAATAGTCTTTGTGTACACTCATACAGCTGCCTGTAAATGTCAATGTAAATCCTCCTGTAAGTCCCTGTAGGGTTGGAGCGCATCTGAGTATTCCGTCACGCTTTCGGCATCCCCAAGACATCGAGGTGCCGACATGGCAGAACCAGCAACAACCGCAGTGACCGCCGCCAGCGCCAGCGCGACGGTCCTTCTTGTTTCGGCCCTCGGCCCAACCGCTGGGCCGTGGGCGGTGATCATCGCCGCCTCGCTTGCCGGCGCAATGTGGCCCGTCTCGGGCACCCGGACCCGAACCGACCGCGAGGCGCTGATGCTGATGCTTCGTTGTGCGCTGCTGGCGATCTTCGGCACCGGCGCGATCGCGAGCTACCTCGAGTCTCGATACGGGCTGCCGCTGTCCGAGGGGCTCGGGATCGTGTCCCTTGCGATCGGCGCCCTGGGCAACGGCTGGAGCGCCTTCTTCTCCGGCTTCGCGGCGCTGATGGGGGGCGCAGCCGATGTGATTTTCAGCCGTCGGAACGGGAGCGGAAAATGAAGTGCCAGCTGATGCTTACTGCGCACATGGCCATGTGCGCCTACATCGTGTGGTCCGTCTTCGTGCGGGCGAAGTGGCTTGATGATCGGGCGCTACCAGCGATCCGGCTGGTGTTCTGCATCTTGGGCGGTGCTGCGCTCCTTGGCCTTGTGTGGCCGCTTGCGCGCCAGTGGAGCCCCGATACATGGTCGCTGGCGATCTTGGCCGCGATCTGCCTTGTTCAGCGCACGACGGCCTCCAGGTGGCGCGAAGGGGTGCCCGATCACTTCCTGTGCCCATGCCGACCATGCGAGAGCGAGACGCCGGAGAAGGGCCACGGCGAAGGGTCAGGGGTGGTGACGTGAAGGCGCTGCTGGATCTAGCCATTCGCGCGCTCCGCGGATTCGCTGCGCTCCTGCGCTTCTTCTCTCCCAAGAAATAGGCCCGGCCATGAACATCATCCACCGCAAGACCTTCTTTTCTGCCTACCGGGGCGCATGGGGGAAGCTCACCCAGGTGCAGGTGAGCGGCCTCGATGCCCTACTGTCCGCCCTGGAGGCCGACGCCGACGTGACGGACATCCGCCACGCGGCCTACATGCTGGCCACCGTGCGCCACGAGTGCGCCGACACCTGGGCGCCGATCGCGGAGCGTGGCACGCCGGCCTACTTCGACAAGTACGAGCCGGGCACGAAGCTGGGGCGCCAGCTTGGCAACGTGGCGACGGGTGACGGGGCGCGCTACAAGGGGCGCGGATACCCCCAGATCACCGGGCTTGCGAACTACGCCCGGATCAGCAGGGAAATCGGTATGGGTGATGCGCTGGTCGCATCGCCGGACCGTGCGCTGGAGCCGGCCATTGCCTACCGCATCATGTCGGCTGGCATGCGCCGGGGGCTTTTCACGGGCCGCAAGCTGGCGCACTACATCAACGCCCAGGGCTGCGACTACCTGAACGCCCGGCGGGTGATCAACTCGCTGGACTGCGCGGATCGGATTGCCGGGTATGCGGCAGTTTTCGAGGCGATTTTGCGCGATTCGGCTGCGGAAGCTACGCGGTCGGTAGCGTAGGTTTTTGAGTAGGTTTTTAAAAACACCCCTCTGAATCCCGCGTCTTTACTGCTCAATACCCCAATGCATCATGGGCGTGTGCTGGCTGATTTCGTCGTCGTCGGCGGGGACGGCAGGCTGGGCTGACTTGGGCGGGCGTCCGCGGCGGGGGCTGGGGGTCGGCGTGGTCACGGGTGGGTGTGTCGGGTGGTGGCGCGGTTTGCGGCAGCGGGTGGGGCTGCGTGTCGTTCGGTGGCCGGCGTCGGGTGCCGGCGGCAAGGTGCGAATCTTACCAGTCGCGCTAGTCGGGTCGAATGCCCAGCAGGCGCCGGAGGGGATTGCCGAGGGCGCGCCGGATGCGTGGGTCGTGCAGGCACACGCCCCCAGCGAGCCCGACCGCGCAGCCTAGCAGCGTATCGAGGAAGCGCGCCTGCACTAGCAGGCCCGGATCAAGTTGGCCCAGGTTGCCGGCTTCGGCCAGCAGCAGGGTGAGCGGGGTGATGAAGATGGCGGCAAAGCCGTAGTGGCGCACCACGGCGGTCTCGATGATGAAGGCAAGCAGGGTGATCGTCACCGCGATGCTCCATTTCTCCAGCGGCAGCGACAGCAGCGCCCACGACAGCACCAGCCCGATGGCGGTGCCGAGCAGGCGATGGAGCTGCTTCTCCCACACCGCGCGCAGCGACATCCCCTGGATCACCGCAAGACAGCTGATCGGCACCCAGTAGGCGTTTTCCATCTGCAGCAGCTGGGCGAGGGCGAGGGACAAGCCCACCGCCAGGCCGATCACCAGCGAGTCGAAGATCACGAAATCGAAGGTGGCGGGCGGCAGCGGCTCGACCGGCCGGGGGGCGCGCCGGCTGAGGATGAACAGGCTGTAGAAGAAGGCGATCAGGCAGGCCAGCAGGCTTCCCATGGCGATCAGGCCGACCTTCTGGGGGATCTGCAGGATGTCGCCCGGCGAATAGGCACCGATCGCCGCGGCCATGATGAAGAACAGGCTGCCCGGGATGCCCACCCGGTAAAAGCGGCACACCATCGTCACCAGGATGGCGATGAAGGTGAGCACCGGCGTCATCACCGCCGGCAAGAGGTGGCTCATCACCCCCAGGGCGTAGCAGGCGATCATCCCGAAGGCCGTGGCCATCAACGACACCATGCGGTGGGCCATGGAGGTATCCGGCAGGTACAGGAACACCAGCCCGCCCAGGGACGAGATCAGTCCGTACTCCAGATGCCCGAAAAACGCACCCACAAAAAGCGGCAGCCCGTTGGCCAGCGCTGCGGCAAAAGGCATCTGCCAGGGCCGGTCGCTGGGCTTGACGGTGACAAGCTGGCGCAGCTCGTCGCGGACGATGTCGATGGCGCGGCGGCGGGGTGCCGGTGAAGTCAT